TCTTTTTCCATCTTCAAATTTTACCCATAGAGTTTTTGCATTTTTCAATTCATTAAATAATAATGAATGGATTTTTATAGCTTTTTTTACCAATTCATTTTCTTTTAAATCCGGTATCATTTTATCTTTAGCTATTTCAAAACTAATATTACGTTTAATTATATCTTTATTTTTCGGATCTTTTAAGAAAGCATCCACAAAATCAGCCTTCATTTGTTTAGGCTTTTCAAAATAATCTTTTACCATAGAATAATTAAATAGTTGATCGAATTTATATTCATCTAAATAAACATATCTTTCATCTTTCCCTGTGACAGCCATCTTCCAAATTTTATCTTTTTCAGATAAATTCAATTCTTTCAATTCATTTTTATAACATTCTTTTAGATACCCTTCTCTTTCTTTAAATTCTTTTTCAATTTCAGAAAGTATTGTTTTTTTCAATGAATATTCAGTATAAATATTTAAAGATTTACAAATATCTTTCAAATTTCCATATTCGCTCATATGATTAAAAACTAAAGAATTTGTAGCTGGAAAATAAAATGCTAATAATGATACATTCTTTGTAAAATAAAGTTGGCTTAAATTATCAACGTTTATCCACGTAAGATCTACTAAACAAACACAATCTTCATTGCCTTTTATTTTGCTTATTTTCCGAACTAACCCACCTACATTTAATTGATATAGATTACAATCATCAGAATTTAAAAACTCTTCAAATTCACTTTCATTAAAAGGTACTTGTTGTTTATTCATGTTTGTTTCTCCTTTGCTCTACTCGATAATAAAAGCTTATTGGAAATTTACTGCTATCATACTTTCTGCTAAATGTTTTAAATAATGAACACAGTCACCATTTTTAAAATCAATCATAACAAAGGTTGACTTTACTTTCTTTTTTAAATCATCCGGCATAGACTTCAAAAATGTTATTAATACATCCTGCTCAACAAAATGAACGGTATCATTGTATTCAATTTCAAATACAAGATTCTCAATTCCTTTTTCTACCAAAAATAGATCCAACCATTTGTCAAACTTCATTTTAAAAACTCCCTTGCTATTTCTTATTTAAAGAATACCATTTAATAAGTTTATTTACAATAACTTTTTTAAAACTTCTTGTATCAATCAGTTGCTTTATTAGCAACTGATTGATAAAACAAATTTTAATTTATTCCTCGAAAAGATTACTAATCATTTCTTGTAACTGTTCTAAAAAAGTTTCTTCTAAAGCCTGTAAAATATCTAATTCACAATATTGAAATTCCTCTTTTAATTCTTTCAGCTTTTTCTTTGAAAATTTTATCTCACAATTTTCAAATGCTTCTTTAATTTGTTCTTCATTTAATACGACTTTAATTTCCATAAACTAAAAACTCCTTTGCTTGTTATATTATATATTATAAACTATATTTAGTTATTTGTCAAGAAATAATTTTATTTATCAAACCCTTTATTTTACAGGTTTATATCAAAACAAATAAACATGTTTTATTACTTTTTTAGTCATTTGTTTAATGTTTTTTGAAGAAATAACGCTGTTTATTGAGTATTTTCTATAATAAAACAAACGTTCCCTTTATTTAAGCATATTTGGTTATTTGTTAAGAGAAAAAAATCCCTCTTAAATTTATTCTATTTTTTCCATTCCTTTAAATTGAATTGATATAATGGATATATTTTACGTTTATATTTTCAAAAGCTTTTTCTCATACCCCATTCTCCTTCACATGATAGTTATTTTACCATCATTGTTCAAATACTTTTTAGAATCATTATACAGTGAGAAAATTTGATCTTTAATTTCATCAGCTAGTTCCGTTTCTTGTCCATATAAAGAAAGATGATGAAAATAACTTCCTTTATTTGTAAAGACAAATTTTCTTGTCTCTTTATATAGAATACCAATTGACTTATCGGACTGCAAAGTAATAAATTCATCTGACTCCTTATATGGGTATAAAACAAAATCTTGTGCTTTTCTCATTCTTCCAAATTTCAATTCAATATGCTTAGTGTTAAACATTTGATTCACTCCTTATATTTTATATTGACCAATCAATTTCATCATGATCGACACCTGATAAGAATTGCTTAATAATATATTCATACCAATCAATGACTACATCTAAAATTTTATTATTGTCATTTTGAATTTCTAAAATACCCTTTGGTTCAATTTGTTCACGTTCTAAAGTAAAAAGATGTTTACCTTTATACGTAATAATTACAGATTGTTCTTGATGAAAAAATATAGCTTGAAAATCATTTTTGTTTATTTCCATGTCCAGCACTCCTTTAACTTTGTAATTAAAGTATATCATTTTAAAAGTTATTTACAATATCTTTTTTTAAAAATATTTATTAGAAAGTTATTCCATCAAGAATAACCTTCTAATTATATAGACAATATTTAGATATTTAACTGAATCAAATTCAGATTTTATTTAGTTTCCTGATAAACGATTTTCTTTATTTTTTTCGCTCTAATGAGTAATCGATCTACTTCATCTGATAATTGAGGATCTGTTACATAATCAAATTGACTTTCTCCACTATTTAACTGACTTATTTCATGCCAAATTTCAAAAAGTTCATTATTGAGTATAAAAAATCTATTTATCAGTTCTTTTTTTTTTTAGAATTTGAAATACTCATATTCTTGTACCTCCCTTTTTTGGGTAGTTATTCGGTGTGGGATAACTACCCAAGTTAATTATTAAAATTTCTTTGTTGCCAATCTTAACCCATGCAATAATTTTTCATTCGCTTCAATTTCTTCATAGGTTAAATCCAATGCATTTAATGTATCTTCTAAACTCATTGTATATCCATATTCATGATTAGCTAATTCATATTCAAACATTTCACGAATAAAACCATCACCTGTTGCATCATTGTCTATTGCTTCTTGCATTTCCCTGTCATGTCTAATTAACATTTCATGAAAAGCTGGTGCATCTGATTTTCGGTAGAATCCACCATTTCCAATGGAAAAGATTTTATCAGTTTCATTTTCCTTTAATCCTAAAGTTGCCATACCCTCTTTGAATTGTTTATCACTGAACGCAAAGAACATAGGAAACTCGTTAAATTCTTGTTGATGTTTTTTCTTTAATAATAAATATGCATTTTCCACTTTAAATATCTCCAATCATTTTCTTATTTAAATAAAGTGTATCATTTTAAAAAGTTATTAACAATAACTTTTTTATTTTTTCTTTTTAGAAAGTTATTCCATTAAGAATAACTTTCTAAGTCTTACCATTCCCCAAAATAATCTTTGGCTTTTACTTCAACTTCCATATATTTTCTCAGATTACTAAATATGTTAGCTCTCTCAAAATTTTCCATATTTAGTATTATGAGTAAACCTGTCATTTGATAAGTTTTCCCACATATCCGGATCGCTTGCTGGTACATGCCAACCAAACATAGATCCTTTTAACATTGCTTCTGCTTGTGGTTTTGTAATTCCATATGCTTCATTTAATTGATCGACTGAATAACCTTCTAAATCAGGTTGCGGATAATAACCGTTTATTCCACGCTTGATCATGATAACTTCATTTGTTGTATTTAAATATGCAAAACTAAATTCCGGTAACTTGTCTATAAATTTTACCACGTTTGCAACTCCTTTGATCATGATACTTTAATTATAAATCGTATCACCTTATTTGTCAACAATATTTAGTTATTTGATTTTAGAAAGATAATCCAAGAAGGATTATCTTTCTTTATTATCCCATATAATAAACCCATTTTCCATCTTTGCTAACATATGGATGTTCACGATTATTTGTTAATCGATCCCAATCTTCTTTATATAAATCTAAATCAGTAGCACCGCTATATGTTCCACCCCATCTTAATAACAATTCACAGGAAAAATCTTCATCATCTACCACAGCATGAAAATGAATATTATTATCTTCATCCCTTAATCTTACTTTAATTTTTCCTCCATGATATTCAGCTTGCTCCTGTTCCTTCTCAGTTAAAAAAAATGCATTTATCCCTCTTTGTCTAACTGATTCAAGACCAACACAGCCTTTTTCACCTTCATCTTTAACATAATCCCTAGTAATTTTAAAACCCATTTTTACCTCTCCTTTGCTTTGTTATTTAAAGTATAACATGTTTAAATTTAATTGTCAAACATATTTGGTTATTTAATTTTATTCAATACATATAAAACTTTTACACTTATCACACACAATAAATTTTCCTGTTACATCTTGATATATCATATCAGATGTAAATTTATTTTTATGATTACAACAAGAACAAATAGAGATCCGTTTTTTAAGATATACATTATAATATTGGATAGTGCCCAATGAATACTCTTTATTTAAGTCGCTTGTTAAATATTGAAACTTCTTATAAATAAGATCATCTATTTCATTTTCGAGATATTTAATAAGTTTGGAATACTTTACTTCATCCATTAAAACTGTTTCCCCATGTAATAAACGATCTGCTATTGCTTTCATTGTTGTTACTCCTTTGCTTCAATATAATTTAATTATAAAACATATTTAGTTACCTGTCAAATCTTTTATAAAATATATTTGACAATTGGCTTGATTATATTTTCATTATGAATTAAATCTAAATGAAATTGATAACATGATTCAATTTCTTTTATAATTCCTTTTTCATTGTATAAATCATAATCAACAAAACATTCTACTTTATGAGGATTGTAATACAATTGTCCTGTTATATTATCAGCATCAATATTAAATCCATGCCAATAACCAACCAAAAAAGCATGTCTATTTTTTTGTTTGGTTGCTTTAACTTTTTTTTGACTCGAATTTAATATCAATGGATAACCGTTTAACAGTACACCTTTTTTCACATATCCTATTACTTTTCCGGCGGTGCGTAATGATTTCATTTCTAAGACTGAATAATCTTTTCTCGTTGAATTGAAATGAACTCCTACAAGCATACCATTTTTTAACTGCTTTCCTTCCCTTGATTCAAACATTCTAATTAACTCCTTTTTGTTCTTAGAATGTTACATTGATTATAATTTATACACTATCAGCGACTTATTCAAAGTCACTGATAGTTAATTGCCAATCTTTACCTATATATTTCATCAGTAGAGAAGTTAAATTATGTTCCTGATATACATGATAGTTAATTTCAATTTTGATAATATTATCAATTAATTCTAATTGAAATGTTTGTGATTCATGATGACATTCGTATAGTCGCTTATAAATTTCAAAAAGATCACTATAATCAATATCCTTTCCATTTCCTAACATTGATTTATAAAAACTGCCATCTGAATTATATAAATTAAACTTAACATATTTTTGGATATTCCGAAAAATATTCCTTTTAATCTCTTCATTTAAATTTTTTAGATATTCATCTGTTAATTCTTCCTTCTTGATTAATCCATCTGCAAGATCTTCTTTTATTGAACTAACATAAGCAAGCCTTTCTTTAAATGTATACAATAGTATATTCATTATAATTATTCTCCTTTATTTGATAATCGTTCAGATAAGCTTTTACAGTAGGCGGTAAATTCTTTTTCCATAAATCATCATATATTCATTTTCTTTTATAAGCTATGTACTCATATGAAATGCTCCTTTGTTAAGATATTTTAATCATAAAACATATCTTGTTACTTATTTTTTTACCAACCACGATTAGAAATTTGTTTATTTGTTCTGTACTCAATAAACTTATTATAATCATCTCTATCAAAGGCATCTCCATCAGCATCCCAATCATTATTTACTGTGGATCTAGGACTTGAATTAGCACAACTTCCCAAAACTGCAAGTGTAAAAAATATAATTACTACCCATCCAAGAATTAATTCTTTTTTCAAAATCAAAACTCCTTTTCTTTACATTTTAATATTAAACATTATTTAGTTATTTGTAAAGAGAAATAAATTCTTCTTTACAATACCATTACTGTTTGAATCATTCTAGCTATCGAATTTCTTTCAGTAATTAAATTGCCAATGTTAAAGGATAACTCAACTTTATCATTTCTTTTAATTTTCATATACAAAACATCTTCAACTAAATTATGTTTTTTCATTATATTATTGGAGTTTCCAGCTACCCATTCAAGAATAATTTTATCATTGACTTTAATATTTTTTAATATGGACTGCCATTCAAGATCGCTTTTTGCAAAATTAATAGTATAACTTCCTTCAATAACTTCACGAATTTGTTCATTTTCGTTATAAGCAAGTGTTCTTGATTCAACGTGAATACTTTCAGTCACATCTGTTTTATATCCTTTAACTTCAACTGTTTTGTTGCATTTAATTCTTGAATTGCCAGCCCTGTATAAAAAGACTATACTATCAGCATTTTTCAGAATTTTTTTATCATCTTTAGTAATTACAAAATCCATATTTGTTGTAGTCATGGTTTTAATCTCCTTTGTTTTATCTTAATTAAAGTATATCAGTTCTAAAAGTATTTAGCAATAACTTTTTGAATTTTATTTTTGGTAAGCATTGGATATATTAAACATCCAATGCACCGGATTGTGTTACTATAATTCGATCTGATAGTCGATAATATTTACAAGGCTGGTAGAACGATTTTCCTGTACAATCATATTCACTAGTCCAATTACTGCCATTTAATTCAATATCTAATCTTTCTAATTCATATCTGACTAGATCTATATTTGTTGTATTAAATACAAATACATTTTTCCAATAATCATAATCGTATTCCACGTAAAAATGATTAATTAAATATTTAAATTCTCTTTTATTTTCTTTGAATTGAAAGTTAAAATAATTTTTTTTGATATATTGTGCTTTTCTTATTTTTTTGAAAAGCTTTCGATATGTTTTTGTTTTTTTAAATTCTTCTAAGGAATTTGAATTTTTTTGGGCAACGACTATTAATTTATCCATCACAGCATCTATCCTTTTTTGTAAACCTTCATAATTGATTCGGGGATACGTTTGTAACATTGTAAGAATCTCCTTTGCTAATTGATAATTCAATTATATAACATATTTAGTTATTTGTCAACAATTTATTAAATCCAAACTTTTTCATATTCTGCCCCAGTTCTTAATTCTTCCTTGAATCTGTTTACTCTATACTGAATTTCTGAAATTTTAGAAAGAATGGTATTTCTATGATTAAATCTTTGTAATTTAAAATCCAATGGAAGAATAATCTCTTTATAATATTCATCACTTCCATATCCTACATATAACCCAATGTGCAATTTATTTGCCCATGCAACTAAATACTGATTGAATGTATCGTGATAATCCTTTACTGCTAAATTATATTCTTCTACACTTTCTTTTAGAATTTTTAATGTATCTGTTTTTCCTAATGATACGTTTCTATTTTTTAGTTCCTTCCTTAGTGCTTTAATTTCTTTTTCCAGTTCTTTTATATTCGGATAATTTTTTCTTTCCATTCTTGCAAAACAAGTATGTTCATTAGCAATTTCAATTTTATTTTCTGTAACAATTTCAGTATCAAATATAATTTGTTCCATTTTTTATACTCTCCTTTGTGTTTTCCTTGCTTTAACTGTTTTAAGTATAACATTTTAAAAAGTAATTTGCAATAACTTTTTAATTATATTTTGCATTTCTCTTTTCGATTGTGCGCTGCTTTTTTTCTTCCTGTTTCTTCCATGCTTTATAAACTGATAGATAATACTGATTCGTTGGTTCTACTCTTATACGATCTTTTTCGAAATAATCTATCATTGAATCAGAATTATTTACAATATTCAATCCTTCAATTTTTGGAAAATCTTCATAATCCTTAGCATAAATTGTGATTGTACCATCTGGAATATTTGAATCTTTACGATAATTTCCCTTAGAATACCAACCTTTATAAAGTTTTCCATCTAATTTGATTCCGTTATACTTGAATTTTAACATTGCTTTAATCTCCTTCTGATTGATATTTTTTATCTTAACACATATTTTGTTATCTGTCAAACAAATTATGCTATAATTGTTTCGCCTTTATAGATAAATTTTCCTTTCCCTTTGCTACAAACATACTTCTTATCTAATCCTTTTCTTCTTGTTTTGATTGTATTATTACAGCAAGTGCAAACATACTCATGCCCTTTCCCTTTGTATGAATGTGTATGGGTACTTGAAACACCTTGCCTTTTTAATTCATTTTCAAAATCACTTGATCCATCTTTGTATTGTTTTCCGGTTATGAAACAAAGATAATGAATTAATTCGTGTTTAAATACATCTATTATTACATCTTCACTTTGATAATTTAATAAATTATAACTTAACTGTATTTCTAAAGGATTATTCACTGTATGTTTGAAATAACCTAAAGTCCTTTTTAATCTTTTAGAGATTCGAATAGGGATATTCAACTCTATTCCATATTCCAGTAATAGCCAATTGTATGCATATACTGTTAACTTATTTTCATTCCAATTACTGTTATTTATATTATTATCTCCTTACTGTTTATAAATTTATTATAAACTTTATTTAGTTATTTGTAAAGAGGAAAAATCCTCTTTACAAATTAATTAAAATCATATCCTTCCCATTCGATAAACGCTATAACATAATCACATATGAAATAAAATTTTAAAATATATTCATCTGCTCCTTTATTCTCTTTTTCTAAATCTTTCCTGTGAATTTCAAATAACTTGTTAAAATTGCTGGATTGCGTACAAGTCATAAGAAGATCCTCATATTTATATAAAGTTTCTAAATTAAAATTTATTTTTACTCCTAATTGTTCATATATTTTACTTTCCTTTTCGATAATTTCATTCGAAATCTTTTTAATCATAGTTTTGAAATACATTTTTATTCCCTCCATCAACTGATAAATTAATCATATCACATATTTAGTTATTAGTCAATATCTTTTAGGAGGAAAAATTTCCTCCTAAAATTTAACTAACTTTTTTCGACTTTTTTACTTCTGTACAACGTGTTAAGATTGTTTGCTTTTGATCTCTATATTCTTTATGTTCTTTTACAGTCGCTTTAATCGTTACTGTTTCACCTTCTTCAAATTCTTTATTTGAACTAAACCATGTAGCTATATTTCCATTTTCATCTTCAAATACATGAAGAATACTTGATCCATAATACGATTCTATATGTGATTTTTTAACGACTGTCAATGTAAATATTTCTCTTTCTCCAATTGTGCCGAAATATTGACTTGAACTTTTTTCTTGTTTTTCCACTTCTTTCTTTTTGATTAATTCCAAATCGTATTGATAAGCCGTGATAAGACTAGCAACTATTCCTTTTGATCGATAATCCACTAAATTAGTCATACATGATAAATATAAATTGTGTTGATAATCATTTAATTTTTCTTTGTTTCCTAATTCTTTTGCCCATTCAATTGCTTTGTTTGCTAGTTCTATACTTTCATCTGAAATTGATTGAACAATTTTATCATTTTGTTTCATCATACGGTTAAACATTTCATTCCATACAAGATCCCCAGTTGAAGATCTTTCTAATTGTTCTGCTTTTGATTTACTTAGAAAATAGCCTGTTTGTTTTATATATTCAGCAACGTAATAGACAAAATAATCTAATTCATATTTACAATCATGACTAGAAATGCTACCTCTATCTACTGTTTCCCCTTCTTTTGCACATACTGTCAGTTGTTCCATCCACTCTAAATATTTAGCGTAATTGTGAGGGTCTGTATGCCCTAGAAAGTCTTTCAAACAACTACTTCCAACCTGTTTGTATTCTCCGTTTTCATTCATTAACACATAAGTATATTTTCTATAACGCTTTGAATTGCAATGCTGGCATTGACTTCCTGATTCTCTATATGCCAATGGTATATTTTCATTCGGAATGACAAATACTAGATTGTGTTTCTGTTCTTTGATTGTTTCCAGCCTAGCAATAAATTTCCATCCGTTTAATTTCGGTGATTCTCCATTCAGAATGATTTTAAAGAAATTTTCAGCTCGTTTAGTCTTTTCATCAATATTGACAACTGTTTCTAGAATTTCAAATGTGATAGCCGGAAAATTTAATTTTATTGCTTTTTTATTCAGCTTTTCAACTTTTTCCTCAAATGCTGGAAAGTTACTTTCATGTATTAAATACTCATTGATATTATTCATAGTTCCGATCCCCTTCGCTATTTGTTAAATTCATTATAACGCATATTTAGTTACTTGTCAACGCTTTTTAAAATTTGTTTTCGATTTATATACTTGAATCAATATCCTTTGCTTTGTACTGATTCAAGTATATAAAAAGCAGTTTACCGAACATGCTTAGGTTACGTTGTCACATCACAATAGCTTTGCTACACTTATATAATAACATTTTATGAAGATTTTTGCAATAACTTTTTTATTTTTTCACCACGAATTATATCTCTAAACTCTATTGTCATGCACGATATTTTCCATTCCAAATTTATCTGCCATATCGATCATATTCATCCTGTGATTCCTGTCTATCGTGAATAGATAACGGATATTGTGACATTCTTCTAAATCTTGAATCAGATGAATATCCTAGACTACCGCCAGACATATAACCGACTCCTTGTGCTTTTTTATAAGGCTCAATATGCATATATATTCCACCGAATAATTTTCTTTTCACCAATTTAACTAAATTTTCAGGCGGATCATTTTCGTCAATATCTATATAACCTTCTTCACAAATTAATAATAATTCATCATATTTCTCAGAAATACCATTGTTAGAACATCCTTTATAACGTGGATTAGTATAAACAGAAATAGGCAATGCTTTCATTGTAAAAACTCCTTTGCTAATTGGTGTAATTTAATATTAAAGCATATTTAATTTTTTGTAAAGTAATTTTACTTATTTCCAAAAAGAGGAAATTAATCCTCATAATAGAAACGTACTAATTATTTTTCTCCTTTCATTTGGAAATAGCTATTAACTGGACTATTGATCCATTCTTCCATTTTTTTCATTGGAATTTTCAAAAAGTACATAAGGAGTCTATCATATTTTTTTTGCTGTCTTTCAGTGAATTTAATTCCAGCATCTTCCATTGCTAATAAGTCAACGTATTCATTGCATAAACGATTTCTAAGATTATCCATTGCCAATATTTTTAAATCTTCATCTGTCAACTCAAATTCCTCTTCATCTACAAGGATAAAGCTATCCATTGAAGAATCCCAAGTATCCATAAATTCCTCTTCATTCAAGTAATCGTTTAATTGATCCTCTACCATCTGATCGATTGTTCTATACATTTTACATTCCCCTTCGCCAATTTAACGTTAACACATATCATGTTATTAGTAAATAAATTTTTTAGACTTGAATCAATTGCCAATCGTATTCAATTAATTCAAGTCTAAAAAATTTACGGAATTAAAAAATCACCTCCTTTCTATAATTTTATATTAACACATATTTAGATATTTGTAAAGTGTTTTATTCCTCTAACAAAGGCTTTCCACCTTTGCCAATAATTGTTGATCCAAAAACATTTCTCATTTCATCCTTAGTCATATTTTTTCGCCACTTGCTTTCAGTGCCTTTTAAATACCATCCATTTTTCGACTTTGAATATACCATGCCCAATGATTTTAATACAGCATGTTTTTCCTTTTCTTTCGCTTTGATTCCCCAAACCCATATCCAGTTTCCAATCATTTCAATTTCCGCACCGTCAACAAAGATTAATTTATCAATCACAGTTTGATAATCAAAGCTTACATTTGTGTGAGTTTTCCGTTCGGCTTCTGTATCAAATTTTCCATCCTTCATTTTTTGGAAAAGGCGATCATACTCTTCTTTCATAGCCTTGAATAATTCAGCGTTACCGCCTTCAATATCAGGATGTAATTCCCTAGCAAGTTTACGATAAGTATCCTTTAATTCCCTAAAAGTTGTGATTCCTTTGAAAAATTTAGTCATGATAGTTTTCTCCTTTGCTTGTTAGATTTTTATCGGTTGTTTGCTACAATTTAATATTAGCACATATTTAGTTATTTGTAAACGGATTATTTTACCGGAATTAATTGCCTGTCTAAGAATGGCATATCTGCCAAAAATGGATCGTCTATCCTAAAATGCCCTCCAAATTTTGGATCTTCCATTGTCACTGTAAAAATCTTATCTTGATTATAGATGATATACTGTTTTTGATCTTCTGTAATATCCCACCATCTTTCGATTTTAAATTCGTCAATGTTAAATTTTACCTTTGAACCAATTTTAATTTCAGCCATGATCCCATGCTCCTTTTTCTTGCTATGATTAATTCAATCCCTTTGCTACCAACTGAATTAATCATAGCACATATTTAGTTATATGTCAATTAGAAATTTATTCATCTCTAAGATAATTTTTTGCTAACACTGATATTTCATTGACAATCTCATTAGCATAGTCGTAGTAATCCAAGCTATCCGTATTTTCCTCACTATCCACTAATTCCCAAATTTCACCATCATAGTTGTTTAGCACTAGTTGGCAGATATGATCCTCAGCATATTCAAAGCTGATTCCACATTTTACCATATCATATAATTCATGAGCCAATTCTTGAGTGATTTTATCAGATAATAGATACATTTCCATATTCCTCCTATAACATATTTCTTTCAACAATTGAATTTTTCAAGTATCTTAAATAGTCACACTCTTTCAAAAACATATCATGAAAAGCTTTTTTGTTCAGAATGTTATTCACTTCAAACGCTTCATATTCAGCGATTGCATCCATTAGTAAATTATAGCAATTTATAAATAGCTGAATATCACCTTTTCTTTCAGACTCCAATGCCTTTTTGTAAAACTTTCCATACGTTGATTCTAAGTAAACTCTATCAGATTTTTTCTCCATTCCAATTACCCCTTTCAGTTGATAAATTAAGATTAACACATATTTAGCAGTCAGTCAACGCATTTTTTAGCATTGATTGATACTTATCCACTTATTCCACTTCCATGATATAGATGTGTTCACAGTCTAACCATCTACTGAAGTTTCCTGCTGTTATGAAACTGTCTCCATCCCTTTTGTACTCCATAGCATCATGTAAAGTATAGAAATAGGAATCATTTCCAATTTTGTCCAAATGATCCACTACCATATCTAATGCATCCCCTTCACAGTTTGCATAGACTCCAAAGAAATGCTGATCATAGTTGTGTAGACTTACAAGGTAAGCTTTATTATAGAACTTAATATCATATGGATTCACTACTTCTACATTTTCCCTGTTAGAAAATGCCCCTTCCTCAATGATAGTAACTTTGTTAATATCTGTATAAAATTTGTACTGATCCCCATTTTCATCCACAAGATAGAATAAATCATTGTCTGAAATTTTAGTGACTACCCCAATGATTTCAGTGTTTTTTAATTCCACTTTTACAGTCATATTCACTTTAATTGCAGGTTTATCTGCTTCATTTTTCATTTGAGTAAACTTTTCAAGTGATTTAATAAGCATTTGAACGTGTTCCATATTTTCGTCAATGATTTCCTGTTTTACACCCTCTTGAATACATTCCTCAATTTCTTTCTTCCAATCAGCGATAGATTTTTCGAGATATTCAATATTTTCTAGGATTTTATTCATTTCCATTTTCGATTTCCCCTTTGCTTTGATATTTTAATATTAACGCATATTTAAGTTTAAGTCAATTGTATTTTTTCCCATTCAAATATCCAATCAATTAGATACTTGAATCGTAAAAAATTCCCATTGGTGTTTGATTCTTCCTAGCATTGGTTACTTTGTCACTAGTGTTATAGAGCCAATCGGAATAAACTGTTATTCCTGTCTATACACTTAGCGAGATTTTTCGCCAATGCCCGAACATCCACCCCATCGCCATTCTCTGATTAGAGAATGTCCGTTAGGAAACAAGTGCGTCAATTACAGATAAACTGTAAATGGTTAGGTAGGACTCGATTTTGTGAGTGTGTCTATCGCTTATCACTCCATACTAGGTAAACCCGATCCAATCGTATGCAAGAAGGTTGCACCATTACAACCAGCCTTTTCGCAGACCGCTTAAAGAGATACGGACAACTTAATAACTGTTTGGACACAAAAACCTTATTGATTGATAAGGGAAAACTAGTCGCTACGTTTATTTACAAATTCATCATAACACATATCTAGCTATCTGTCAACTGTAATTTTTACCAAGTCGCTTACTAGGTAAGCAACCTGACAACTTAATATTAACACATATCTAGTTATCTGTCAACAAGAAAAAAACTGGTAAAACTTGTTGAAGTTGTTTGACCGCCTCAACACTACTTACTATACAGGTACTCAAACAAAAATGCAATAGGTTTATAAAAAGAAAGTTAATTAAAAATATTCAGACAATTGCTCTTATAATATATATATAGAAGAAACTCGGATCGCCTAAATTATGGAATTTTAATTTACACAATTTGGAAATTTTATTTTATTGGATAAATTTAGAAATTTATTTATTGGTAGATTATGGGAAATAATTTAATGGGGATATTTTCCAGTTATGGAAATCAAAATTATCAGAATATTCTAGAAAGTTTTGTATTTTAACATATGATATATTTTTTGTCAATGGATCATTTTTCCACTTTATTTATGTCAATGGTAAATTTTATAAAGTTGCTTATACATTTACATTAATAACCATTGACAGGGATAAATGCTAACAATCATTGATATGACAAGCTTTCATTAATTTTCATTTAGAATAATTTTAAATAAAAAATGTATATGATATTCATAAAAATGAATATTTGTCTATTGTCAGAATATTTTGAACAGTGCTGTAGGCTTCATATATCCACGCTGTGCTTTCTTTTTCTAGTATGACATATATGTATCAGATGCCTTAATATGTGCTTAAAACGTAAATGCAAACGCTTACATTTTCTCTTGTATACAAGGGTATATTGTAAGAATATGGAAATATAGAGTTGGATAAAATGGATATTATTGGAAATATGGATGGAAATTAATGGATATTTTGATTGGATAATTTTGGATAGTCGTTTCTCATAGCATGGGAAAATTTGGACATGTGCGATCCCCTTTTTCAAACGAATCGAAATTTTCAAAATATTCAAATTGTACGGTATTGGATTTTTTTGGATCTTCTAGTATGCTAAATTTTCTGAAAATTTATAATGTTGAAAAAACTATTGCAGGCGGATAATTTTGGCATTTATATATAATGGTAAATTTTAGGTGCATATAAGATAAATTATGTGTATGCCAAAATGGGGGATATTTTACAGCAAACGGATCTATTGTAAAAATCAGGAAGCCGGCAGTTCACCCACATATTATCTCGACTTAAAATGTGAGCGATTAAATATCCCATATTTATCCTTATAATTATCCTTCCAATAAATCCCAAAATAAAAAAATTCAAGATGCAGACATATCTATAATTGATCGCCTACATCTCGAATTTTTAATATTTCCCTTTATGACAAGTGACGAAATATTTTTACACATCATGAGAAAGAATAATGAAGGAAATCTGTAACCCCTTCTTCCCTGCTATTTCTGAATCTCAATTTATCGAGATATTTAATATACAATTTACAAATCTAAAATTAATAAATTTTAATGTCTCATTCGATTCATTAAAATATTAAGATCGATCTGTATCGAAAAAACATTTGTACGAAAAGGAATACAGTTGTATTTACAAACTAAATTTTCAAATGTTTTTTACCATATATTAAATAGAAATAGTTTGCAGATTCAGCAACCCACTTCATTATAATGAAGAATAAAATTCATAAAAATGGGCAATACTAAAACAATTAATGCAAACAACATATTCAGTAGCAATCGAGCAAACAAATAGATATATACCAGCTATAGATAAAGGTTCAAGACAATCCTAAATAACAAGTAACTAAGCGAATAGTCAAAAGTAAGTCATAAGACAGAAAGGAATTAAATAGCACTCCAATAACGCAGAAGCGGAAACATCAAAACTACTTAACCGATACATGTAATAATGAGAATAACCATGTCAATTACCAAAATGATATGATGGATAGAAACGTTGTTCTGCTATGCAATCATTGAAACCAATTGTACAACGAGATACGAATACCACAATTTCGGCTATTGTTTGTGATAAGTTTTGATTAGTGAGATCTAAACTTTGGCTTAACTTTTGGTCTAGATTGTGATTTTAAAGAACAGTGACCTTTGATCATTTAGTTATATTCATGTAACTATTTGATCATTTGAACTTAATTTTTGAACTTTCTTGCTTTGAAGTTGTCTTAGATTTTTGTCGATTATTTGCAATAGATAGCGTATTGCAATTTGGCTTTCTCAACATAAGGCATTTTTGGTTTTGTTAAGGCTATTTTTTAGGCTTTTGTTATTGGCTTTGCTTATTAACAGTTAAGCATAAACATTTAAAGCTAGATGGGTGATAAATATTCACTTATTATATGGCTTTTGCTTTGCTTATTTTGCTTATTTTGCTTTTCTCATATTCCTATAGAAAAACATTTGCACATGATATTTCATATTACATTTATCCAGTTGCCTTGTCGGTTCATGGTGATTCCTATTGCTGATCGTCATTGCTGATTATTTGCTAACAGGTTAAGTACAGCATGAGTAGACTTTCGTATGATTTTGCACACATTTACTCATATTATAATTTTGCTTGCAAGTAATCTACAGGTCGTGATCATCAAATTTTGCTTCTTTCATGCTTATTGAATAGGCATTTTACTTTTGGTTTTTACCTGTTATTTTAATTTATTCTTTTCCCTTTTAAAACCATTGCTGTTACAATCTATCTCTTCCCTTTTTTGCTTCTTTTATATGTATGTTTTTATTAACTGTTTCCTCTTACACATTTTTATCCTCCATTCTTCTTATGATGAAGTAAGGTTGCCGGATAGAATATTGAGTAGTCATTTTGGAAATTCTCGATATTTAAAACTAAAATTTTGAATATCAATGGGGTGTTATGGAAAATTCCACAAATAAAAGAGATTCATACTCAATATTCTATTTTAATCTGCTGGCAAGAGAGATTACAGACAAACCCTTGTTAGTGATAAACTGGAATAAAAACGAGTTAAATCAAAATGCTCATTAGTCATTCATTGATGAGGTAAATGAACTTGTTGTGATTCTGAACTGATTTAAATAGTTTTTTTATCCGAACATCTTATCTCAGGAGGGGATAAGGCGATTCGTTTGTTTATCACTAACAGTATCATGTTATCCGATTTTCGTTTTTCTTATACCAGTATAATTAAATTTTGTTAATTAAAATTATTTTATATATTCTGTCTTTTTCATTCGTGGTATATTCTTTCATACTTGTTAAAGATTATAACTAATTTATCAAAAGGAGGAATGTAAATGATTAAGACAAAGTTCGATTTAACCTATGCAGAATTTCTCGATTACTTTCAATGGAATGTAGAAAAAGATTTAAATCCCAACCTTCCAAATGAGATTTTCAAAGACATAACAGATTCAGAAATTAGGTCTTTTCGTCACAGGGCATTTTCCTACTCTATCTATTACTTAATATCCGCTTTGTATTTAAACGCTAAATATGGCTATGTTCTTCTTTCAAAACTATTCTCACTCACATTGATAAACCTCCTTTATGGAGATCGCAAGCCAATTAATTACATCACAAAAAGAAGTGGCATCCTAGATCAGTTAGGATATACCACTTCTGAAAACAATTTCCCTATTGAAGTTAATATTGAAGATAATGCTTTAATCGACTTTATTATGTATCAAGATTTACCACAACACGTAAAAGAAGAAATGAATGTACCAGCCAATTTCATTTGTAAAAAGCCAATCAAAGGATTTTACCGGAATCCCAAAGATACATATTACACTGGCACATTCTTTGAATTTGAGAAAACACACCGCATTGATTTTACGATATTTGCAAGGTGTGTGACAGCGTATAAATTCGGTTTTGAATTATTCTATGTCTTTGCGTTCCTATTCACATTTGAACAATTCATCAATTCAAAACCAAACGTATATCGTTCTTATATTGCACTATCCTTAAATGTATCTCCAAAAACCTTAAATCGAATACTTACTAATTTAGAAAAAATGAAATTAATCAAAATTGATGAATCAAATGGATTTAGATACAAGACAAGGAAAACTCCAATTATTAAAAAGTAAGTGTAGCAGTATATCTTTGCCTATTTTATTTGGTATAATTTTTACAATAGGATTTAAAGGAGCAAGAACATGAAGCCAAATGTGACTCTATATGATTTTAAAGAAATCATTGCATTATTTGAGGAAGATGGAAAAGCACCAGTACATGCAAGGATTGATATGGGCAGGTTATTTATTGAAGGTAAGGATAACGAATTGATGTTAAGGCTCAATCATTATACAAAGCGTTTAGTCATAGCAAGGATCAAATTCCGGCATGGCAGAAAAGGTTATGGTGGAAAATTACTTGAAATACTTAAACTATACGGACAATCAAATGGTTATGAAATGATTAGCATTGAAAGTGTTAGTACACAAGAAGCTGTGTCTTTTGCTTTAAAGCATGGCTTTTACAAAGAACGTTTACCTTTTCTTATAGAGGATGAAGAAACCGATTTATTTTGCAATTATCATCTGAATATCTAAACAAACAAAAGAGTTATTCATAGAAACAGAATAACTCTTTTTGTATATTTTTATTTGAATAATTTCACTTTATCCCGCTAAAGTGTCGGCTTTTTGCCAGCTAAATTAAAGTCCATTATATATATGTGAATAAAATAATATATTATATATAAATAAATAAGATATATATCAGTAATAATAAGCTTAATTAATTAAAGTTGTTTTATTTAAATACCCATTTATATAATATATATTTTTTTAATTAATTATTCATGGTAATTTATGGTAATTATATTGGTCTTTGATTTACGGGAAAATCTCGACACTTTAGCACACTAAAGTATTATTATCAAAATAAATACCACTCAAATGAGTGGTATTAGATTTATTCCACATATCTTTTATGAACAGGAACATATACAACATCATCAGGATAAATCATATTTGGATCTTCAAATTGGTTATTGATTTCAACTACTTCATCAAAATTAGCACCGTAATAATTTGAAATTTTCCAAAGGGTATCTCCGTCTGCTACCCTATGTTCAAGAATCCCCTTCTTTAAAATTTCATTATATTCTTCACCAAATTCTTCTTGTCCTTCATGATGTGGTGGGGGGTTAGTACCAGCTTCTTGTAGTAAAATTTCCTGCATCATACCCTCCCCTATTTGATTAGCACTAATTGTTGTTGCACCAAAGATAGATCCCATAACAACAATTAAAAAAGAAAATATCCTTTTCATCTTATCTTCCTACTTTCCAATGAACATTTGTGTCCAATAATTATTTGTTGGTTCATACCCTACTCCAATATGAGTAAAGTTTGCATTTAATATATTCGCCCTATGACCACTAGAGTTCATCCAACTATTCATTACTTGTTGTGGGGTACGGTGTCCTTGTGCAATGTTTTCTCCGGCAGTACGGAATGAAATACCGAACTTACGCATCATGTCAAATGGACTTCCGTATGTTGGGGATTGGTGACTAAAATATCTTTTGCTTTGCATATCCTGTGATTTAATCCTTGCAACACGTTGAAGTTCCCAATCCATTTGCAAAGGTTGTAATCCGGCTTTGGCTCTTTCTTGGTTCACCAAAGTCAATATTTGCTGTTCTACACCCTTTGTTTGATCGATATTCGGGATATTTAATTTTTGCATTGGATAAATCAAGTTCGGATTTTGAACTTGTTTGTTAGCGTTAATAATTTCGCTTACTCCAATTTGATATTTCACCGCAATCTTCCACATGCTATCTCCACGCTGAACAATGTAAGTGTCCATGCCTTGTGCATGTGTTTGTCCAGCAAAGAATAACATCATGAAAATTCCTAGAAAAATGGAGGAAATCTTTTTCATACTATCACCTCCTTTCTTCTATATTTTTTGTAATGACTGGATTTTTATTCTAATTGGAAAAATTTACATTTCATAAAAATTGTAAATTCAGCAAATGTTATAATCATCAAACGTCAAACAAAGAAAGGAAAAAACATTTATGAAACTAACAAGAAAGTTTGAAATTAAAATTGTTTCTGAAAACAAAGATGAAATTAATATTTTTATGCGTGAGGAATTACATAAGCAATTTCTAGCATTGAATTTTACACTTAATCATTATTATTTCAAACATGTTGCCACACAAGAATTTAAACAAATTAATGAAATATATAATGAAAAAATTGAAGAACAAAATGAAAAAATTGAAAAAAAATTAAATAATTTAATTAATGTAAAAGAAAAAGCTAATAAAGCAAAGGATAAAGAAAAAGCACTTAAAAGAGTTCAAAAAGCACAAATTGAACTAAATAATGCTAAAGATAAACTTACTGAATTAGAAAAACAATTTAATAATCAGGCTGAAAAAATTTATCAAAAAGCTATCATTTTAAATGAAGATACATTAATAGATAATCTAATACATAAAAAATTTAAACTGCATTATGATACTGTAAATCGTATTATAAGTAAAGTAAAAGCAGATTTTGAAAATAACATTGATGAGATATTAAAAGGAGAACGAACCATACAAATATATAAAAAAACTGATAATTTAATGATTAGAAATCGTTCAATGGTTATTTATAAGGAAGGAGATGATTATTTTCTTAATATTAGAAATAAATGGGCAAATAGCGAATGGGGCAAAGGGGTATTATTTAAAATTATTTTAAAAAAAGGAAGTAAACAAAAAGCAAAAAAAAAATGAATTAATATCATTATTAGATAAAGTTATCAATAAAGAATATAAATTATGTGATAGTAGTATTAGTGTTGGTAAAAAATTAATTTTAAATTTGGCTTTAGACATTCCCGTAAAAGAAAAAAAATCAATTCCAAATAGAATTGTTGGTGTAGATCTAGGAATAGAAATTTCTGCTTATGTATCATTAAATGATAAACCAAATATAAAAGAAAAAATAAGTTATAAAGAGAAGGGTTTAAAAGTTTGGACTGCCATTCAAACACAGCGAAGGAGACTTCAAATTGATTCTGATAGTAATAGATCTGGAAAAGGATACCAACGAAAAATGAAATCATTAGAAAAATTGAAAAAAAAAGAAAAAAACTTTCGCAAAAATCATAGTCATATTATAAGTAAAAAAATAGTTGATTTTGCAGTAAAACATAATGCTGAAAGTATACATTTAGAAAAATTATCATTTAATCACAAAAAAAAGAAAAGAAAAAACTTTAATGATTTATGGTCATATTATCAAATTCAAATTATGATTGTTTATAAAGCACATAAAAAAGGAATTAAAGTTTATTTTGTTGATCCTAGCTACACTTCTCAAACCTGTAGCCAATGCGGAAATTTAGAAGAAGGTCAACGTGTAAGACAGGAATTATTTAAATGTAAAAAATGTGGTTTTGAAGCAAACGCAGATTATAATGCCAGTCAAAATATTGCAAACGCTAAACCAATTGAAGAATCTGATCTAAATGAAAAATTTATAAAAGAAACGGATGATACCATAACATCAAAATAAACTATATTTTTAATGATAGGCGGGCAAGCTTACTATGTCCGACTGGTGAGGTTAAATTTGATTTTAAACTCTCACCTAAGGGTTAATCCTATACATTGTGTTACCGTATAGGCAGTTCACACATCTTGTTATTTTAGTGCGAATATAAAGCAAACATAAATTTACAAGATGATTCGCACTAAATTTTATTAAAAATAAGTTGTTTTAAACATTGATTTGAATATTTATAAGTAATATTTCTCAATGTTAATTCAAAAATGGGTAAAAAAATTACTAATAATATTTAATTCGCTGTCACATCATACATAGATGTGTGGATTGAAGTCGGCTTCCATAACGCCTTGTGTGTCCTGTTTGTTGTCACATCATACATAGATGTGTGGATTGAAGTTAATTTCAAAAGAATAAGATCGCTTGCTATCGCTCGTGTCACATCATACATAGATGTGTGGATTGAAGTTGAATCCCTTCTGAACAAATACAAGTCAAAACAGGTCACATCATACATAGATGTGTGGATTGAAGTTAGTGAATTGCATTACAATGTCTGTATATGCATATGTCACATCATACATAGATGTGTGGATTGAAATCGTCAACATAAGCAGGAAAATTATATTTTCTTAAAAATCACATTATATTCTAATGTATGGATTAAGATAAAAAAAGAAAGAGATTAAATTCTCAAAATATTCTTTCATCAAATTAAATTAATGGGGGTTATGAAATGACTCATTTATTAGAAAATTCTAGAGAAAATAGATTGTCACAAAAAGATATAAATGAATTATTAAAAATTATTGAAATTAATGCATTTAGATTAACAAAAGATTTTTATGGAGAAAATTTAGAGAAAACTCCATCTAAAGTTAAAAAAAGAATGAATCTTAAAATAAGAAAGGCTATTGAAACGAAAATCTGTTATGAATTTAATATTACTCATATTAAGAAATTAAAATGGATTTATTTGGTTAATGCAAAAATGTTTGTTGATGATTTAAAAATTCAAGATGTTATTACCTTCCTTCAATTAAGATGATAATTACATATAAAAAAGATCCCATCAATTACGGCAGGATCTTTTTTATTTTTATCGAAAAATTTCTTTTGTAATTCTTAATAATTCTAATTTACTACTTGATCTTAATTTATTGATTGCTTCTAATAATTGTTCCTTGCTTAAATTGTTTAAATCGTCAAGATTAATATCTTCCCCCATTGTATATGAAGGAATATCTCTTAAATCTTCTTTGTTTTGGAGATAAGATTTCATTGTTGTGGTACTGGATTTATGATTTCCTTGTTGTTGTGCAAGCATAATGTCACCAGTAGTATCAAATACATAGTTGATACCAGCTTTTTTAAATGAGTGGAATTTGATATTTCTTTTTTCACTGATATTCATTTCTTTGCAAAGCTTTTCAATATACTTCCCTACTTTATGTGGATGGAAGTGCCGGAAAACAACTTCATTTCCTTTTAATGTCTCAATCCGTTGGTATAGCTTTTCTGAAATGGGTTTAATGTGCGGTTGCCCTTTATCTATTACTTCTATAACCTTAATGTTTTCCCCTTTTTGATTTTTATCATATATTTGTTCCCATGTAAGGCTTAATAATGCACTTAGCCGGATACATGTTTTTACAGCTACTTCAATTAAAATGCTAAACTCTTCACCATCAGGATATTTTTTTGCCCTTTCAATCATTTCACAAACTTCTTCCCATGTAAGAGAACCGTAGCTGTCGGGATTCTCCATTAAGCTTTTTGTTACCTTAAATATAGCTTTTCTTATTTTTGGATTGTCTGCTTCTAAATAACCGAAAATGCTTTTCATTGAATTGATTCTTCTATTAACGGTTGAGTTAGAATATTGCTCCCTTAACCAGTTTTTATATGTAACAATATCGTTTGCTTCAATTTTTTCTAATTCTTCTTCTAATACACATTCCCAATCCTTTTTAAAAAAGTATTGTGTAAATTGATTAATATCTACTTTATAATTCAGTGCGGTATTTTCACTTTTATCATTTAAAAAATTAATTACCTTTTCTTTAATAAATTTTAATTCATACACTTTCTTTTTATTATATGGTTGTTTTGTCACAGTATTATTCATGATGTTTGCCCCTTACATATAATTAATTATATGTATATTGTACCTTGTTTTTATAAAAAATGCAACCATGTTTATTTATCGAATAGTAATTATTTGAGTATTTGATTTTTGAATTGGAAAATGCTACAATGCTTGTAAAATAAATAATGAAAGGGAAAGGAGATATTTTTTAGTGGAAAATTAAACAATAATTTAGTATCTATACTTTGGGTGAATAAAAATGGAGAGGTGAAAATAGATGCTGGTAAATTGGAAGGAAATAAATATGAAAAAAGTCGGGGAAAAATTAGCTTTAGTTAGAAAATCAAAAAATCAAACGCAAAGGGAATTTATAAAAGATTGCGACATTGAATACAGGCAGTATTCCAAATATGAGACAGGAAAACAAAAGCCTATATACAATGAAAAAGGCTTCTTTAAATTAGTTGCAAAGCATAACATCAATCTTGATTGGCTACTTCATAATAATCATATTAATCATCCGGAACAGAATCAAAAACATGAAGTGACAGTCAGTATGATTTTCGTAGTGAAAGATGCCAATGGAGAAATAAAACAAAAAATATCATTTCAAGATGAATCAGTTGATTATTATGAAAAAGTAAAGAAAACATTATTGCAGATACCTATAAAAAGATAAAAAATTGCTAAATAATGGCATTTTAGCCATTATTTAGCAATAAATTTTCAAGATCTTCATCATTTTCATCAATTTCTTCTAATTTTATATCATTTATATCTATTTCTTCGCTACAATCTTCAATTTCTTGTATTTTTTCTTCATTTTTTGTGATTTTTTGCTTATTTTGTTCAATTTTTGCGATATTTTCGCTATTTTTTACTGATTTTTCGCTATTTTTGAGTAAAAATGCCACAGTTTCATCATTTATTACTCCATTTTCAACTAATTTACGGTATTTAATGCCATCATACATTAACTGCCGGATAACATGAGAGACTTCATAATTCGGTACGCTTTGAATAATTTCTTGTAATTTTTTATCTTTGCTAGAGATAGAAATTGTTTTCCTTATTGTTGTCACTGATTCACCACATCACTTTTATTTATTTTATTTGTTTTTCTCCATTCCAACATCCCATATTTTCTTAATCCATTTACCGTATTATATCTTCCTAAAAAGATGATTTCCACCTTCTTGTCCTTAAATGCTTCTTCTAAATACGGTTTTAATAATTTTTCTGTTGCTCCCCCACCTGTAAAAATAATACGATCTACCATTGCCCAATTATTAATAAATGTTTTTTCAATAACCCCTTTGATTCTATTAGCTAATTGACGATATGCAAATTCAGTAATTTTTGCAAGTGAGTATCCTTTAATCTTCCCTTCATCTATATAGGATTTAATTTTTCCGTCAGGGATTGGACTTCCTAAATTAGATTCTATCCATTTATTCACTGTTTGATAAGCTGAATACATTCCATGTTGTGTAGAGGTACTTTTATCAGCTATTGGTCTTAATTTATTTAAAGTATATAAATTGAATGTTCTTGCACCAATATCAGCTATTACATTATATCCTTTTGCAATGTCTTGATGAATAATTTTTCCATCCTTATCCAAAATAACATCACATAGAGAACCGAATGGTTGTTTACGAATAATCAAATTCTTTACAGTAATTTCTTTTTCTTCTAATTCTTTTCCGTTGACAGAAATTTTTACATGATGTGTTTTAACGATTAAATCATATAACAATTTATGTCTTTTCGGATCTTCATCTGCTAATACAGGCAATCCCCATTTAGATGATATAGAATAGCTTGTTGTAATGTCGGTTAGGACTTTCGACCTTTAACATAGATTATGCTTAGTCAACTCTGACCCTATCATATGTAATACTTTTCATTTATTACATATCTATTTGAGTTAATTAGACACAAAATAATTAACTCCATGAGTTGAATGACGTTAATAGTTACCTTCCGCCATTGGTTACGGTAGCCCCCTTCGGTCTATCCTTCAAGCAGTTTAGCCTTTAACCTCGTTTACAACATTTTACCTTGCTATTCAGTCGTGGCATGGTAACTTGCCAACTTATAGCTTTCCAAACATGCTACACTCCTCACTTGGTTTCCCTCATGAATAAGTTTGGTGGTAATGGGCTATAATTAGGGTTGAACCCAGCGTTTTGCTAGAAACGCAATTCTATATCACCCTTATGGGCGCACTGTATCTCCATATCCATCATCAATAGCAAAAATGTTAGGCTCATAGTTGTTCATGTAAATAATCTCCTTTACTAAAAGTATTAAAATGTGTTTAAAAATTTCATACTTTTTATTATGTATTAAATTTATCATACTTTTTTAAGACAAGCAAGAATTTCTTGGAGGTTTATATGTTGCAAATTCATTTAAAGCCTGTTAAAGATATGTACTATGATTCAAGTTCTAATTACGGTGTTTTTGCCTGTGAAATTGCAAAAGAAAATCCGGATAGCAAAAAAGTGATTTACAATAATTATGGTAACTTTACGGTAAAAGGTATTATGCCAAAATTAGAAAACACTAAAACCTATGTTGCTAAATTAAAAGAAGTAAAAGATAAGTACGGTCTAGGATATGAAGTTGTCAATATATATGAAGAAAAATTATCCACTCATGAGGAACAGCAAAAATTTTTAAAAGCCTTTATCACTGAAAAACAATTAGCTTCTATTCTAACAGTTTATCCGAAAGAAAATATTATAGAACTAATTGAGCAAGACAAATTTGATTATTCAAAAATAAAGGGAATAGGCTATACAACATACCAGCGAATAAAAGAGAAAATTATGGAAAACAAGGATCTCCAAAATGTTTATGCAACTTTACAGGAATATGGACTTACCCATAATAAGATCCGTAAATTATCTGAGCATTATTCTTCTCCACAATTGTTATTAGATAAAATAAAAGAAAATCCTTATATTCTTGCTGATGAAGTAGAAGGAATCGGATTTAGACAAGCTGATACCATAGCATTAACAAAAGGAATAAAAAAAGACTCTTCTTATCGGTTAATGGCTTGTTTAAAATATGTTTTATCTGAACAGGCGAATAATGGGCATGTTTATGTGGAAGAAAAAGATGTAACAATATATATGAAGGATTATTTAAAAATAAAATCATTTCTTATAGAAAAATTTCTCACTTCCATTAAAGAGAAAGAAATAAGCGACATTTATATAGAAGAAACTCGTTTTGCATTGAAGCAATATTATTTAAATGAAGTTGCAATAGCTAAAGATATTAAAAGGCTAATGGATCATTCGTATGAATTAAAGGTCAATCAATTAGAAGAAAAGCTAATCAAAATTGAAATTGAACAGGGATTCGATTTTACAGGAGAACAGCGTGAAGCCATTTTTTTAGCACTAGAAACAAACGTTCTATTAATTAACGGGAAAGCTGGAACAGGAAAAACTTCTATTATTAAAGGGATTGTAAAGATATTAGAAAGCACTGGTGAAAATTACACCTATCAAACCATTGCTTTGAGTGGGAAAGCAAGTCAACGTATTAAAGAAAGTACCGGACTGGACTCTTCTACTATTCATAAGTTTCTTGGAACAGATCCAAAAAACTTTAAACGCTTTATACATAATAGAAAAAATCCTGTTGATGTTGATTTACTCATTATAGATGAAGCAAGTATGATAAATGCTATCTTATTTGCTAAAATTTTAGAAGCATTAAAAAATGGAACAAAAGTGGTGATTACTGGTGATTACAGTCAATTAGAACCTATTGGAGTGGGAAATGTCTTTTACGATCTGTGCAAAAATAACAAAGTCACAAGAGTTGAATTGACTGCTGTTCATAGACAAGCTAAGAAAAGTGGGATATTAAGCTATGCGAATGAAATTAGAGAAGGAATATCTAGCTTTAAATCAAACAGATATGAAAAGCTTGATTTAGGTGAAATAAAGGATCTGCATTATTATCCTTTTTCTGAACCCGATCATGTTTTGAAAAAAGTTCTAAATATTGCGAAAATATATAAAGAGAAAAACAAAGATATATTAAAATTTCAAGTTATTACCCCCATGAAAAAGCGTGGAAAACTTTGCACTTATGAATTAAATCAATTATTACAAGAAATATTTAATCCTTCATCCCCCACTCAAAAGAAAATTAAAAAAGGGAAATTTGAATATCGAGAAAAGGATAAAGTTATTCATAATGGGAATAACTATAATATAGGAGTATTAAATGGAACGATTGGCATCATTGAAAAAATTGATGAAGCCAATGAAAAAATGACCATCCATTTTGAGACAGTTGGGAAAGTGGAAATTCCATTTTCTAAATTAAATGATATTGAATTAAGTTATGCCTTAACTGTTCACCGAACACAAGGCTCACAATTTGAAAATTGTATTGTCGCTTTAGATTATTCTTCTTACATTATGTTATCAAGACAATTAATATATACTGCTTTAACAAGAAGCATCCACCATTGTTTTTTAGTATGTGAATTAAAGGCTTTAATTCAAGCCATTAAAACGGATAAAAGTTCTATTAGAAATACATTTTTACCACAGTTATTATCGGAACTTCATTTATAAATGAAGTTCCCTACAAATAACTAAATATTGCTTATAGTAGGTGTTGTAATGGGTTTTTCATTAAGTAATGAATTAGATTATTCTTTAATTTCATTAGAAGAAAGAAAAGCAAAAGTAAATGAATTGCTAAGAAAATATGACAATGATTTAGTTGACTATTATGAGAATTATCAGAAAGTCAATTTAAATCAATCGGATAAAACTTCTGAATTTGATTACGTTTGTAAGGATTTAGAAAAGGTCGCTGATTATCTCCTATATATGGATAATAAAGAACAGCGTGAAAAGATAAAGCATGAAAAAGTATTAAACCAGCGTATGAAGAATAATCGTAAAAAAAAAGAATACTTAACCGATAATTTTACTTTTGTTGATGAAAAAAGAAGAGAGTATGTAAAAAATGTTAAGATTTATGGCTCAATAAAAGTGACAGATGAAGATCGTAAACAATATAAAGAACTGGCTGATACCGGAAATTTAATTCAACATTTAAAGAAACAAATTATTTCAAAAGTCGATTGCAACGGAAATTCTATTTCAAATGAACGTTTAAGAAAATTAAAATGGTATTTAATTGAAATTGGAAAAGATGAAGTGGCTATAAAAGAACAATTAAAAAAATATATAACCTTCAAAAACATCCAACCTACCCCTCCCTTTTATAATTTAAATCATTTTTCTTTTTCTAACATTACCCATGTCAAAACATTATTCGACAATTATCAGATGATTAAAAAGAACGTCTTAAATCAAACTGAAAATGATTTTAAATTTTTATTGTTTGTATTTGATGAACTTGTAAATAAATCAATTAATGAACCAATTTTAAATAAGATCTTTCATTTAAAAGTCAATGGATATTCTCAAAGGGAAATTATCAATGTGATTTCGGAGGATTTTAAAATAAAGATTTCACCTGTTCGATTAACACAATTAACTACACAGGTGATCCCTACTCTTATCGTAGAGCAATATAAAAAGGATTATGAAGAGTGGATCTTTACCTTTCTTAAAAAAGGAACTTACAAACAGTGTTCTAGCTGTTTTCAAAATAGGTTAGCGACAAAAAAATATTTTACGAAAGATACAACTCGCAAAGATGGCTTATTTCCTATCTGTAAAGAATGTAGAAGAAAGAAAAAGTAATTTTAATATTTCGATTATTCTAAATTATTCTAAAAATAAGGATAGTAAGGATTGAGAGCAATTATACCAAAATTGCTACATAGGTGAAAACCTAAATAAAAATAGAAAAGATAACAAGGAGCGTAATTTATATGGTAAATCGTAAAGAATTTATTGATGGAATGGCAGAAAAATTTGGAATTTCTAAAAAGCAAGCGACAAATGAGTTAAAGCATGTATTAGAGCATTTAACTGATTGTGTAACTGCTGGTGAAGATGTAAATATTACTGGATATTTAAAAGTGAAAATCAAAGAAGTTCAAGAGCGTATGGGTAGAAATCCTCAAACTGGTGAAAATGTAGTCATTCCTACTCATAATCAAGTACGTGTGTCTGTTGGTAAGAAATTAAAAGAAGCAGTTAAATAACGGTATTATTTCCTAATTATTGGTTAAACTACCTTTGAACCAGTAGACAGGAGGTGAAAACAATGGATTTAACTCAACTGTATAATACTAGTGCCATGTTAACAAACTATTTGCGTTCTCATGCTAATGAACTTCCCCCAAGTGAAGAAAGAACAAAGTTTGAACAATTGGCACAGGAACAGCAAAACATTAGCGAACGGTTAAAACCGCAACAAAATACTTAAAGTAAATTCATTGTTTCACTCACTTAATCAATTATTAGGAGGAATTAGTTATGCACATGTACACTAAATCAGAAGAATTGGTAAAAGAAATTGAGTCTGCAATCCAAAAAGAAAGCAATGCAAGTCGTAAATCTCAATACCAAATTCTTCTTCAAACTCAAAAAAATATTTCCGCTAACTTAAAAAGTTTAAGCGATTCTATTAAGCGTGAAAATCAGCAAGCACAAGATACTGAATTTGCTTCTGAAAGTTATATGAATACCGCAGAATTAAATACACAATCTTATGCAAATGCCAATGCAAATGCTGAATATCATGATAATGTAAATAATTCTATTTCTGCCGATCCTGCTTCATTCGGTACTACACAACAATATTATCATGACGAAGTAGATGGAGAATTAGATGAATAAGTAAAAGCTTTAATTCCAGCATCACAAATGAAAGATAAATAATAAAAAATCGTCTTATTAACTAAGGCGGTTTTTTATTTTATACAAATAGCTAAATATGGTGTAAAAGGAGAATTTAAAATGGCAAAGTCAAAGAAAAATAATAGTGTCATTTTACATGGATATTTTGATCAAAAAGCAGGAACAGTAACAGAAATTATTGAGAAAAAAAATAAAGATCCTGAGATACATGTATATCCATTTGACTCTATTGTAAAACAATTCGATGGCAAAGATGTTGTAATTTCGATAAGAGAAACTACCGAATTACCAAGTGATTAATATGGAAAATCTTCACTCTTATACCAATAGTAAAAATGAAGTTGTGGAAGTTACGGAAGAACATTTATTAACTGCTGTTGAATTGAAAATACAATTACAAGAAGAATCTCCTTCTCGGAGAGTCAATTGGAAAAAACATAAAAATCTGATGGAGGAAATGGGTTTTCATGATTCTGATTCAAATGAAAGCTACCGTTGTTTAGTTAAATATTACCAAAAGAAAATCGGTAAATTGACTAGATATAGCAAAAAATCAGATATTCATTCCCAAATTGATCTTCCTGTCATTCAAAAAGAAATTGGTGAATTGTATCAGCAAAAAGAAGAAGTTCACCAAAAAATTTTAGAGTTAAATAAATTGAAACGTGAAATTTCTAAATATGGAATTATCACTGAACAGATCAGGGATACTTTTCTTGATTATTTTACTATTGATATTCCTAAATTCATGTATCAGCCTAAATTCGCACCTAGTAAAAAAGTTGGGATATTAGTTGTAACTGATTTTCATATCGGGGCAACGGTCAAAGAAGTTGCTGGAAATAATTACAATTACTCCATTGCAAAAAAGAGAATAGATGAATTGATCGTACAAACATTGGATTACTGTAATATTTATGAAATTACAGATCTAAGAGTTGTTTGTTTAGGAGATATTTGTGAACAAGTATTTATGAGAAATGTCAATCAAGCTTTTGAATGTGAATTTAATTTTTCCGAACAAATAGTAAAAGCTAGTGAATTATTAATTCATTTATACACATCTTTAGCACAATATTTAAATGTTACGGTTGCTGGTATTGGTGGAAATCATGACCGCATGAATGGACAAAAAGCAGATAATATTTTAGATGATACTGCTATGAACGTGGTTAATTATATAATCCAATTATTTATTTCATTATCAAAAATACCACGTTTGACTTATGATTCAACGGATCAGTCCAATCTATCTTATGAATTAGAAGTAAATAATTCATTACTCAAATTTGTTCATGGTGATAATGAAAACCGGAAGGATAAAAATAAAATCCAAAGATATAGTCAGGCTGATAAGAAATTATATAAAGCTTTGATTATGGGGCATTATCATCATCATGAAGTCATTGAAAGAGACTTTGGTACACTAGAGATTTACGTTGGATCATTAATGGGAAGAAATTCTTTCAGTAAAAGATTAAAAACGAATACGGATGCTTCTCAATGCTTGCTTATTGTAGATGAAAAAGGAGAAATACAACCAATACGACTATCTTTGCAACATATTGTGAGGTGAGAATGTGAAGAAAGTGATTGTATCTCTTTTGATAGCAAGTTTTTTTTTGGCTGGTTGCTTTTCAAAAAACGGTAATATTGTAAATGAGCAAACGCAATCAGAAATGAATAAGCATATAGATGGATATGCTTTTCCCACTGAAAAAGAATTAAATGCTATGAAAGATAATAAATTGAATGATCCAGCATTAATAGAAAATGATGAATTGCTAAGAGTTGGTGATACTGGTTTAGATAAGATGATTAAAGAAGTACAAAACCCTCCTAGTAATTTTGATTTAAAAATGATGAAGAAAGTTGGAAATGTAAATAAGGATTACAAACCAATGAATGTTCATCATACTTGGCAATCTCCAGAAATACATCAAGTATTTGTGAATCCGAAAGTAAAACCGATTAATGGCGATTATGTCAATAATGTTGTCGGAAAAGCTTGGGATTACTATGGCACTCCTTATGAATATGGATCAGACCGGAATACAGATGTTACTTTTGATTGTTCTGATTTTGTTCGTTGGGTACATTTATGGACAGTAGGTATGGATTTACCTAAAACTTCTGCAAGCCAATATGAATATGTGAAAAAATTCTCAAAACGTCATTACACTGATTTAAATCAAGCTAAACGTGGTGATGTTTTATTTTTTATGTCTTATAAAGGCTGGAAACCGGAAGATTATAAAGGAATTAATGTGAAAGCACAACCTGTTGCACACAACGGTATCTATGTGGGAAATGGTATTTTACTTCACACAGCTTCTCAAAAAACTGGTGGAGTACGCTTTGATACAATCAAAGGTTCTCATTTAGAATATCGTTTTATCGGTGGAGGAAATATTATTCAGTAAATGAAGGAGGTGAGATTTTTGGGTAAGCAAAAGCATAATTTAAAAGTCTGTTCCATGTGTACAAGAGAAAAATCCATTAAGAATAATTTTTATACTTCTAATTCCCCTCTATTCCGTAAAGATAGAAAAGTGCCATATTGTAAAGACTGTTTAAAAGAAATGATCAATATTGATGATTTAAATTCAGTTCATGAAGTTTTACAAGCAATTGATAAACCCTTTTTAGCAGAAATTTGGAAGAAAGCATTAGAAAGCAAAAATGATACTTTTGGCGAATATATGAGAATGATTTGTAGCTTACACCAATACAAAAATCTCACCTATAAGAATAGTTCGTCACCGGAAAAAATTGAAAAAACTTTTATGTCTGATATAGAAAAAGAATTAGAAACAATCAATAACATTGACACTGAGCAAGGAAATATTACGATTACAAAAGAACTAATCTCTAAATGGGGTAGTTATTCTAATCGTGAGATCCTTGAAATGGAAAGATTATATAGAAAAATGTTGTATGCAAATAGTATTGAAACTCCACAGCATGAGAGACAATTATATTTTTACTGTAAATTAAGCGTATTAATGGATAGAGCATTAACAGAAGGGGATTATACTGGATATGAAAAATTATCTAGACAATTCGCTGAATTGCAAAAGTCTAGTGGTTTTCGCCCCATTGATAGGAAATCAAGTGATGAAGCAAGTGGAATTAAATCTTTTAGTCAAATTTTCGCAGAAGTTGAAGCAAACGGTTATGTAGAGCCTTTAAATGTTGACTTAAAAGAAAATCAAGATATTGTAGATCGCACCATTATGTATATTGTAAATTACACTCGAAAAGTTTTAGGTATGGAAAAACTTACTAAACCCCCTAGTGATACACCTAAAATTGAAAGAGTTGAGCAATAATGGCTACTTATGATAATTTTGCAAAAAAAATTGAAACAAATGAGGATCATGATTTTAGTAAAAAAATCACATCCGTTAAAAGCTTTAAAGAAATGGAAAAAGATTGGAGAAAATACTTAGCCCTTTTCCGTTCTAAACCGGATTTATTTTTGGATATGATTTTAGATTCTAATTCTCCATTTGTTTTATTTTTTTATCAGCGTTTAATACTTAGAATCATGTTTAGGTATCGGGTTACATTTTTTGTACTGGCGAGGGGTAGTTCAAAGTCTTTCTTGCAAATTTTAGCTTTATATTTACGCTGTATATTCTATCCAAAAATTAAATTGACAATTACTGCTCCACAGAAACAAATGGCAAGTGGTATCAGCCAAGCAAATATTGAAGCAATTTGGGATTTCTTTCCTATCCTCAAAAGAGAAGTCAAAGAGATACGATTTGAAAAAGACTATACTCGTTTGACGTTTTGGAATGGAGCAAGATTTGACTGTGTTGCTTTAGCTGAATCAAGTCGTGGTTTAAGGAGACATGGATTGTCAGTAGAAGAAATTATTCATGAACGTTTTGATAAAGATGTTCTTAACAGTGTAATTATGCCGATTTTAGCAAATAATAGGATAGCTATGTGTGGTGGAGAAGATCCTCATGAAATTAGCAAGCCTGTTACATATGTAACAACTGCTGGTGCTAAACAAACATACGCTTTTGAAAAGCATATGGAAGTCATGAGAGATATGGTTGAAGGAAAATCAGCATTTTGTTTGGGTGCTAGTTTTGAACTTCCAGTTATGCATAACCTATTATCTGCTCAATATATCCAAGATTTGAGAGAAGATTCTACCTTTAATTTATTATCATGGGAACGTGAATATGCTTCTATTTGGTCAGGAACTAGTGAAAACTCACTGGTGAGTTTAGAGGACTTTAGAAGATGCCGGACTATTGAAAAAGCAGAAGATAAAGCCACAGATAAAAATGCAATGTATGTTTTATCTTATGATGTGAGTAGAGCAGAAGGAAGTCAAAATGCCCTTTCTTCTCTTGCTGTATTTAAATGTATAGATCGTGGTGATGGAAGTTATCAAAAGTTTCTTGTGAATTTATATTCAATGGAAGGTACTCACTTTAGAAATCAAGCGATCTTTTTAAAACAGAAAGTCAATGATTTTAATGCGGAAATATTAATTTGTGATGCCAACGGTATAGGTGCTGGTGTTATTGATTATCTCATAACAGAATGTGACAGTAATCCGGCTTATTCAGTCGTAAATGATTCAAGATATGATAAATACAAATTGCAAAATTCAGTTCCAATGGTCTACTGTATTAAATCACAAACAAAAGAAACAAATGCTAGTGATATTCATAATATTTTCATTAGTGCTATATCACAACATCAAGTGAAATTTTTACAAACTGAACATCATATGAAGAATAAAATGAAGAAAAAAGAGCCAGATGAAATGACTCGAATTTTAAGACCGTATGTTGAAACGGATTTTCTTCAAGAGGAACTTATGAATTTAGAGTATTATCAAAGTGGTACAAATACAAAAGTAAAGCAAATAAGTAAAAGTATCGGAAAAGACCGTTTCAGTGCTGTTGAATACGGTCTATTTTGGATCGTTAATAAAGAGAGACAGAATAAAGCTAGACGAGAAAATGTTGTAGATATTTCAAGTTTCTTCTTAGGTAGAAAAGCAAAAAGCCGGAGGTAAGGAGGTGGAATGATGGTTGAAACAAAAATCTCTAACAAAAAGAAAAAAGATACTGATAAAGAGCAAGAATTTAAAAGACAAAGTGTTGATTTAAATTTTGCTACAATGTCGGGAATGATATTAAAAGATTTAAATGAAAGAAATAATCCGATAGTTAAGAAATACACAAAAGATGATGTAAAAACATATTTGGATAACCCTATTCGTTATTCAAAAGAATTAGGAGATCTTTCACAAGGTTTATATCGTGCATCCCCTCACTATAGGCGATTAATTAATTATTTTGCTAACATGCCTACATTGGATTATATTATTGAGCCTTTTAATTTGAATTTAGAAAAAGTTAATGATAAATCATTTAAAACTGCTTATGAAAGAACCAATCAATTACTAGATCTAATGAATATCAAACATGAATTTTCAAAAGCCTTAAAAGTTGCATGGGTAAATGATACTTTTTATGGCTATGAACATGAAGGAACAGACAGCTACTTTATTCAGATTTTACCGAATGAATATTGTCAAATAAGTAGTATAGAAGATGGAGTATATAATTTCTCATTTAACTTTCAGTATTTTGACCGGAATCAATTACAATTAGAACTTTATCCAAAAGAATTTAAAAAATTATATAACAAATATAAAAATGGTACAGAAGGTCAATGGATTGAATTAGATTCTACTAAAACTGTTTGTATAAAAATTAATGATCATCTTGATTATGATCTTCCTCCCTTCTCTAATGTTTTTGCTTCAATTTTTGATATTGAAGATTACAAAGCATTAAAGAAAACAGCTACCACAGTTGATAACTATAAATTCATTGTTCAGAAAATTCCGATAAGAAAAGATAGTGGTGTGAATAATGATTTTCTTATCGACTTGCCAAATGTCACTATGTTTCATAATCGTGTATCAGAAACAACTCCGGAAGAAATTGGATTGTTAACTGTTCCTTTTGATGTAGAAACAATTGATTTCACAAGAGATAAATCAGATACAGATAAGATTGAAGAAGCTGAAAGGGAATTTTATTCATCTGCTGGTACTTCCTCTTTACTTTTTAATGGAAGTAATGCATCCCAAGCCAATTTAGCAAAAAGCATCAAAGTGGATGAACAGGAAGTATTTGCGGTTTTAAGACAAATTGAAAGATGGATTAACCGAAAATTAAAAATTGCTATTAAAGGTAATGTGAAATTTAAAATTAAAATGCTAGATGTAACTGTATTTAATCGTGAAGAAACGATAGATCAGTTAATCAAAGTTGGTCAGTACGGATTTCCAGTGAAATTAATGTTGGCATCCGTTTTAGGTGTTTCTCCATCTAGTGTTAAAAATATGGCTTATCTAGAAAATACATTCTTGAATCTAATTGATGAATTTATTCCTTTACAATCTTCTCATACTCAATCTAACAAAGATGTTAAAGAAGCTGGTAATGAAGCTGGCAGACCGCAAAAGAATGAGGATGAATTAACTGAAAAAGGTGAAGGACAACAGAATCGAGATGACAATGCGAATCGTGAATAATTCCATTTGAAGGGGGTGAAAAAGATGAATGAAATTCAGAGGAAATATAAATTCACACATATTCCAATTCAATATCAGCAAAGCAGAGAGATTGATGAAAGATTTTTAGAAGTAAAAATTTATGTTCTTCATACTGGTGAAAATTACAATGGATCGATTTTTACAAAAGAAGCTGTGAATAGTGCTATCCCTACTTTAGCCAATACTCCCCTTCTTGCTTTTGTAAAAAGAGATGAAAATGGTAAAGATTTTGCCGGACATGAAATTGATCTTGTTATTGAAGATGGAGAATTTAAATGGAAGTATATTGGTCAAGCCTACGGTGTAATTCCCGAACAGAATAATGCTAGATGGGAATTTATGGTGGGTGATGATGGTGTTGAAAGAGAATACTTAGTTGTTGATGCAATTGTATGGAAAAAATTTGATGATGCAGTTGAAATCATTTCAAGAGATTTAGTTAAAGGTCAATCAATGGAATTATCCGAAAAATATAGTGGATATTTCAATGAAGATGGATTGTTTGTATTCGAGAATTTTAAATTTGATGGCTGTGCTATTTTAGGAAATGATGTTGAGCCAGCCATGAACTCCGCAAAAGTTGAAATGAAATTTTCAATGGATAAATTGAAAATGGAAATTGCAAAAATGATGAAGGAGTATGCAAATAAATATTCAAAGGAGGTTCAACAAGTGAATATTGAGGAATTGCTTAAATCCTATGATCTGACTAGAGAACAAGTTATCGAAGCTGGTGTCGATATTCATGCCTATTCTGATAGTAACATTGATGAATTTAAAGCTGAATTAGAAAGAATCAAAAAAGAAGCTGAACAAAAAGATGATCAATCCAACAAAGAAAGTAAAGTAGACAATCAAAACAGTGATAAAGATACAAAAGGTGATAATGACAATTCTGAATATGAAAAAGATGAAAAGAAATCAGAGGTTGATGAAAATGAGCCTAAAGGTCAAAAAGAAGATCCAAAAGATGATGAAAAGACTTCTAAAGATGATGAACTCGATTCAAAACAATCCGGTGATGACAAAGAATTTACTAATGATTCTGATGAAAAAGATGAAAATGAATTGAAAGAAAAATATGAAGAACTTCAAAAAGAATTTGAAAAAGTAGTTAAAGAACGTGATGAATTAGCTAAGTATAAAAAGAATCGTGAAAAAGAAGATCATAAAGCAAAAGTAGAAGCACTTATATCTTCTTTTGAAAAATTAAATGATTCTGATGTAAAAGAAATACGTGAAAAAATTTATCACTATACAATTGATGAAATTGAAGAAAAATTATATGCCATTTTAGGTAAAAAACAGGTTAGTGAAAAAACTAAAAAATCTACTCAATTTGCAAAATTCTATGTAACGCCAAATGATTCAAATGATGAAAGCAAACCATCTTACCATCATTTATTTGAAAAGCATTTAAAAAAATAAATCAAATACCTAAATATTCTTTAAGGAGGAAATGATATGGCTATTGTTAGATTAGATAAAATTACTGGAAATCACCTTTCTAATGGTCGTAATGAAGAAGATGTTATGTTAAATGGTTATTTTGTTGCATTAAGAGGTTTAATTGCAGGTCAGCGTGAGACTTACGCTATTACTGCTCCTGCTGATGTACTAGCTACTGAGGTACTATTACATGCTAGTCCAGAGGTTATGTATGATCCACGACAATCAGCACTAGAAGATTTTTATGTTGAAATAGGTGAAGAATGTCGTTTATATCATCTTACTGTTGGTGACGTAATCACTTTAACAGAAGATTTATTCCTTGAAGCACCTGATGTTGGTGATATTGTTTCACCACAAGTTGATGAATACAAATTAGGTGCTGTTGTTGAAGGTGCAAGATTGCAATTTGAAGTAATTGAAGCAACTACTCTAGGTTACAATAATCAACCAGCTTACGCTCTACGAGTTATTTCAGCTTAGTACAAATAACCAAATATTCTTTAAGGAGGAAATGATAATGAGCAAAGAATTAGTAAAATTAGCCCTTGATCTTAGAAAGGGCAAAATTACCAATTATTCAAAAGATGAAGCTAATGAAGTTCTTAGACAAGAATTAATTGAATTAAACGGTGGAAGTGACAAATTAAATCCTAAGTCTTTCCGCAAACATCCGGAAATGTTTGAAATCATTGAACAGGTTTTAGATATTGCAATTTCAGAAGGTATCACAGATCAATTCCAAGACTTTGTTGAAACTGTTCAACTGGATTGGGGCGATACCCAAGTATTTACTTTGCCGGAAAATCGTTTGTTTGATGTAAGTATTGTTGCAGACGGTAATGGTGATATTCGTAGGGATAGACTAGACAGTTCGGAAGTAACTGTCCGTACTAAAACTTACGCTGTAGCAATTTATGAAGAATTACACCGCATCCTTGCTGGTAGAGTTTCTTTTGACCGTATGATTGATGTTGTTGCACGTTCTTACAATGCAAAAATTCAAGAAGAAATTTACAATGCTATTTACAATTCTTTCGATCAATTAAATGCAACTTATCGTGCTACTGGTGCGTTTTCAGAAAACACATTAATTGATCTAATTGCTCATGTAGAAGCAAGCACTAACAGCCAAGCTATGATCTTAGGTACAAAATCTGCATTGTCTAAAGTTGTTCGTTCTACTCTTACTGATGACATGCTTGATGAACGTAATCGTATGGGTTATATCGGAGTATTTAATGGATCTCCATTAGTTGAAATTCGTCAAACTCATAAAGCCGGAACAGATGATTTTGCTATTAATAACAATTTCTTAATCATTGCTCCAAATGGATTAGAACCATTTGTAAAACTAATTCTTGAAGGCGATAGCTTAATTGAAGAAGTGACAGAAGGTAGAAAAGACATGCAAAGAGAATACCGTTTCATCAAAAAAGCTGGTTTTGCGGTCTTAGCTTCTGAAAATTATGCTATTTATCGCATGGAATAGACTATTTAATGATTGTTAAAAGAAAAGAGTAAAAGGAGTTTTTTTTATGGCAAAAAAAGAGTCTAAATCAAAAGTAGAGTCTAAATCAAAAGTAGAGTCTAAAGCTACTGTTACAAAAGAATCCCCTACTATAGATATTGAAGCATTAAAAAAGCAGTTATATGAAGAAGCATTAGCAAAAGTAAAAGCTGAAATGGAAGAAAAAGCAAAGGAAAAAGTAGACGATACACCTCAATATAAAAGCATTATAAAAAGAAAAGAAGTTCTTGACAATAATATTTTAGTTCCAATTATGAATGTAACTAATGGAAAACTTATTTATATTAGCCGGAAAACTGGCTGTGAATACCGATTTGAAAATTATGGTGACATTGAATATATCGAATTATACGAATTACTGACAATGAGGACAAGTCAAAGAGTCTTTCTTGACGAACCTTTCTTGATTATTTTAGATGATGAAATTGTTGATTATTTAGGATTGACAAAAATGTATAAAAAATTAACTTATGCCACAAAAATTGATGGCATTTTTAGTATGCCTATAAATCAATTTATTGAAGTAATTGAATCCATACCTAAAGGATTAGCACATGTAGTTGTGTCAAAGGCTAAAGAAAAAATAAAGTCTAAGGAATTAGATAGTGTTCAAAAAGTAAAAGCAATTGAAGATGTATTTAATGTCAAATTAAGTAGTTAGGGGGTATTTCAATGGCAACCCCTTTTGAAGATGTATATAGCTTTTTCCTTTCAAAAGTTTCTGATTATTCATTTGTAAAATTTACTGATGAAGAATTAGAAGAAGAATTTGAAAAATATCTAAGAAGTGCTTGTGCAAAATTCTTTTCTGCCGGAAATCGTTTAGATAAGGATCTGACATTTAAAGAATTTGAGCGTGATTTGACAGATCTTGAAATTGAGATCCTAGCTTTGTTAATGGTTATTGAATACTTAAACCCTAAAATCATTGCTACTGAAAATATGAAGCAATTTTTAGGTACAAAAGAATACAAAATATATAGCCAAGCGAATCATCTTTCTAAAATGCTAGAACTTAAAAATCAAATTAAAAGTGAAGTAAATCATTTAATGAGCCAATATTCCTATAAAGACGGTATAGGTGGATTAAACTGATGGATACTAAATATGGAAAACTTTCTAATGTCACTGTAGAAGTAGGATTAGAAGGATACATTGACAAAATTTTCAAAATTTTGCCAATGAAAGAAGAACAATGTCCTACCCTTCCTATGTATATCCAAAGTTTAATTCGAGAACTTATAGGAAATTCAACATTAATGGAAGGTTTACTTTATGAAAAAGAATTTTTAAGTTTAGCTGGAACTTTGGAGAATTTGATAAGTAATGATATAAAATTTGAGGAATTTCGATCAGATGTATTTAAATCCATATCCATTGTTAAAAAAATGAAAAAGAATTTAGGTGAAAACAATGGATCTTTATAATTATCGCAGAAGAATGAGTTCACATAATCCTATGGAAGAAATGGAAGAAAATACAAAGTATTTTGTCGATCATACTTTCAAAGATGCTCCAAATTATAAAAAGGTGTTTTTAAATGGCTATAAAGTTGATGCTAGGATAGATCGTGAAAAAAGTAACAATCAGCTATCTATTCTCTTTAGACCGGACACAGAAATTTTTAAGGGAGATATTATTAATTTTGATGAAACTCATTGGTTAGTTGAAAACACCAAAGATAACACTGTCTACCCTACTGCTTATGTAAAGCTGTGTAATGAATGGTTAAGATGGAATGATGAAGAAGGCATGATGAAACTCTATCCAGCAGTTGTTGAAAATAAAAAATTTGACTTAGATCAAGAAGAACAAATAATCATAGCTGATAATGCTGTGACTATTCGTGTTCCATATAACAATGATACAAAAAAAATTAACCATTTACAAAGATTTATTATCAATGATATTCCATATGAAATTCGTGGGATTGATGCTATTTCTAATGTAAATTTCGGTAAAGGTTTCATTGAATTTAGAGCAGAACAAAGTCTGTTGAGTGCCAATGATGACTTAGAAACTGATGTTGCTGATAATATTGGAAGTAATTGGGGTGAATGGTAAATGAAGCTTTTAACTCTTTCAGATGATCTAGTTAAACTAATGGGTTCACTCCTAACCAATATGGAATTAGCAAAATTGGTTTATTACACACAATCCAATCCTTTAGATCAACCGAATTTCAATCCAGTAGAAATAGCACCATTTGGGAAAAAAGAAAGAATACTCCCTCACCCATTTGACATAGATTACACCGCTGATATTAGGTCACAAATTCATATTTATTTTCCAATTTTAGAATTTGAAAATAATCAAATTCTAGAAAATTGCATGGTATTTATTGATATAGTTGTCCATTCCTCAATTTGGACAATTATTGACTCAAATAAAAAGAAAAAGATTAGACCATATGAAATAGCAAGACATATTGTTTATGCACTGAAAGATGTATGTAGTTTTGAAGAAATGACACATTTAGCAGTTAATGATCAGTTTCAGTGTATGCGAATACAAGGTCAAATAATCAGATGGAATGATATTCATGCAGTTGACTATTGATAACAAATTAAGATTGTTAACTGGTAAGCCAATCATCATAGATAATTTCGGAGAAGTAAAACCCTTAACATTGAGTCAGATAATTGATATTGGTTATATCAATTACTTACATTATGTTAAAATTTTCACTTTTAAAAAAGAACAGTTTATGGAGAATCCACCGGAAGAATTAACAGTGTTTGATTTTCTCATGATGGCAGAAGATCCACTTGTTGAAAAAATGATGAAAGAAGCTTTAGAGGTAATATTGCAGGAGCAAATTACAATTGTCAAAGAAAAAATGATCATTGCTGTTGGTTCAACTAGTGAAGATCTTCGATTTATTACCCGATTAAATTATGATGATTTGTGCCATGTCATTCAACTTCAAAATTATTTTAAATCTGTAGAAAATAATACAGAAATTTCAGTGAGTAATAGTAAAGCTAAAGAAATACAAGAAAAATTAAAGCGAACTAGAGAAGAAGTAAAACGAATCAAAAGTCGTGAAAATGATGATAGTACAGATTTGTTTGATATTATTTCTGCTATTTCAGTTAAAGGAAATATCAGTAAAGATGAATTATTAAATTACACAATATTTGAAATTTATGATAAATACAAAAGATTAATTCACATTGATCAATATGAAACTGGCATTTCTGCAATGATGCAAGGTGCAAAAAATGTTAAGTTGAAGCATTGGTCAACCAAAATAAATTCTTAGGAGGAATTATTTATGGCAAGATTTGGTAGTCGTGAAGTTTGTGATGTGACTTTCTACGATCAACAAGGTAATCCAGTATTATTCCTTGATACATTAAAATTAAGTAATATGTCAAATGATGCTGAACGTACTTATATCACAGGAGGTCGTGGGAATCCACGTTTGTTAGCATTTGACTACAATAGAACAGCAACTTTTGAAATTCAAGATGCTTTAATGAATCCTAAGTCAATTGCATTGCAAGCTGGTGTTGAAGTTGAAACATCTGCTCAATCTATTCATATGCGTGAAGTGCTAGATATTGAAGCTGGAACTGTTACTTTATCACAACAACCAAATTCTGATGTACGTTTATATGCTACAGAAGATGGATACAACTTTGATATTGAAGATTCAGAAACAATTAATGAACCTGCCGGAACGGAAGTTGAAACTACTTTAACTTCTTCTAAAGTTATTGCATATTACACTTATGAAAAGGCAGAAAAAATTGAAAAATTTACTATTCGTTCTGACCGTTTCAGTGGATTCTATAAAGTTGTTGGTGATACAACTATTATTAACTATGAGACAAAAGAAGAAGAAGCTTGGCAAATTGTTATTCCACAAGCTAAAATCAACTCTGCTTTCGAGATCACAATGGAAGCCGAAGGTGATGCTTCCGTTTTCGATATGACTTTAGATATTTTCAAACCTGATGTGGGCACTGAAATGATCCACTTCATTAAATATTAACAAATAACAAAATATGCTTTATTATTAAAAGGGTAGATTTTTCTACCCTTTTTTATTTTTTGGTATCTAAATGAAATTTTGCTTTTATTCACATTTTAAAGGAAGGTGAAAAAATGTATATCGCTTCAACAAAATATGAAAGCTTTTTTGATTGGGTGTTTTCAATTGAAGGTATTATAACTATTTTAGCGATCCTTCTATTGATTTGGCTGATATATAAATTTTTTATAGATAAAGTAGACGTTGAAAATAAAGAAGATGTTCCAAATATTTATCCTCCAATGAATAACATGTTGTATAACAATCAATTATTACATGATGAAAGTTTTTGGGATGGCTTTAATGGAGATGAAGCCGAAAAACAATCTGATATAAATCCAATAAGAGAAGAAGAACCCCTCCCACCGAACGCTATTCCACCTTCTCATGATTTTGAGGAAGATAATTTTGAAGAATTAAAAGTCGAAAAAGAAGAAAATTTTGTAAAAAGATCTGATGGATTGTATGAAAAAGAAGTCACAAAAAAAGTTGTAGAAGATGACGTATTATTTGATGATGTTCTAAAAGAAAACATTCCAGTAGATGAATCAGTAAATATTACTAAAAAGGAGCATGAATAAATATGGATTTTTCCGTTGCACTAGAAAATAGTTTTTGGGTTGTACCTTTAGTTGTTGCCATTGTTCAATGTTTTAAAATTGTAGGTGTTTCAGCAAAATGGAGTCCTCTTATATCATTGGCAATCGGTGTAGGTGTATCTTTTCTTATTAGTGAAGATCATACTTTACAACACATTTTATTAAGTGGTGTTATTTATGGATTATCTGCTAGTGGTTTATATTCCGGTGTAAAATCAACTCAAAAAATTAGTGATGTTAAAAGTGGGGAAGTTCCACTTGAAAAAGCTGATATTAGTAAATTAACTAAAGAAGAAATTATAGAAATTAAACAAAAGCAACAAGAACAACAAGCAATGCAACAAGCTATTCAGCAAGAACAATCCCCTATCATCAAGCCTTAAAAATAATCGAGTAAAAGGAGAATAATAATGGAAGAAAAAAAACTTACGGTTGATTTTATTGAAGAAGTTGCGGATCAATATGATCAAGAAGAAGAAATAACCATAAATATTTATACGAAAAATGGTATAGAAGAAGCTAACGTGATGATTAACAAGCAATTCAGTCCTTATAAAATAAAATCCTGTGTCCGAGAATTTATGTCTAAATTAGATATGTTAAAAAAATACACTAAAGATTTTAATGATATTGAAGAGTTAATTCAATCATGGTATATGATGCTGTTAATAAAATATTTTTCCTCATTGGATATTCCAAATGATTTTAAAAAGCAAATTGCTATCTTAGAAAAAATGATCGATACAACTATCCTGTTTCAAATATTTTCTCATTTTGAACCGAAAGAAGTTGAGAAAGCAATGCTGCATTTAAATCATGCAACTCAAAATATATTACTGAACATTGAAAAAAATTCAAAGGAAATTGAAAAATTAAATGAAGCAGATAAATTAAGCAAAGAAAAAATCAAGCAAATTATTGAAGAAAAAGGAATGTGATTCTATGGAAGAATTTAACTCCTTTAAAAAGTTGCAAGATTTTTTAAAACAAGCAGTAAAAAAAGCTATACAAGATGAACCACCGAAAGCAATTAAAAATGTACTAAAAAAACATATTTTACGTGATGTTTATATGGCATATGAAAAGCCTAAAAAATATGTTCGTAGGTATCATAATGATGGATTAATGGATGAAGATAACATAAAAGTACAATTTAAACGGAATAATACAATTGAAGTATATAATATTGCAAAAAGAAATTTAATGTACACTAATCAATATTTAACACCTGTTATTGAATATGGACATGAAAAAGCAAAAGAATTAGGTTATAGAGGTTACACCTTCCCTCACCCAAGATATAAATATTATCACAAAAGACCTTTTATTGCTAACACAAGAGAAAGCTTACGAAAGAATAAATCACATGTAAAAGCATTACAGCACAGTTTAAGACGTTTAGGAATCAATACTGAAATGTAAAGGAATGTTGTAGGATGTGAATAATAATTGGCTAGAAAATACATTAGATATGTAACAGAAGAAAAGTATCAATTAGTGTCAGATGAAAATAAACAATTGATTAAAAAGTATTTCAATTTTAAAAATATGAATTTATCTGAAAGTACAAAAAATCTTATAGTAATGATTTTAAACAATGGCTTTATTTTATTTATGAGCAATATCAAAATGGAATTATAAATGAAGAAAATATAATCAAGCTTTTAAATTCAAAAGATGGAATTGAAGAAATGGTTGATCTTTTGGAGGATTTTATTGCTTTCTGTTCCACCTTCTTAGGGAACAATGAAAGAAGAATCCAAAGAAGATTATCTTCAATTTCATCTTTTTTTCTTTATTTACGGAAAAAAAGAAAGATTAAAGAGAATCCATTGGATTATTTAGAAAGACCTACAATTCGTGCTGGTGAAAAGCAACAAATTGTACAGAATTTTTTAACTGAGGAAGAACTACATGAAATTCGTAAACAGTTAAAAAAACAAAATGATCTGCAATTACAAGTTTATTTTGAAGTATCAATATCAACTATGGCAAGAGTAAATGCTATATCAAATATCCGGATTGATCAAATTGATTTTGAAAAAGAGATTATTTCAGAAGTATTAGAAAAAGAAGGATATTTAGTTGATTTATTTCCCTCCGAATTAGCCTTATCCTTAATAAAAGAACTTCTCAAAAAAAGAAAACAAGAAAAGATTGAGTCAGAATATCTTTTTATTACTCGCTATGGTAATAGGTGGAAAAAAGTTTCCAAAACAACGATTCAAACTAGCTGGATTAAAAAAATCGGAAAAATTATTGGTAAAAATTTACACGCTCACGATTTAAGACATTCTGCCAGTTCCATCTTATTTAATAAAGGTATGCCCCTTGAAGATGTACAAAAACTTCTCAATCACCAATCACCTGATACTACCCTTATTTACTATGTTCGATAAGATGTTAAAAAATTACAAAAACAGAAAAGAAATTTTGAAATATAAAAGATTTTCGCAATCTTATTACATAAAAATAAGTTTGCTGTTAACAATATAAAGGACAAAAAGGAGGTAGTAAACATGAAAATCAAAAATGGAGAAATTGAAGAATTTGCCACATTTCTACTCTCTTTTAAATTAAAAGGTACGGAAAATCGAATGAGAAACAGGTTAGTAAGGAAATTACAAGATCATTTAAAACTAGTTCAACAAGAACACACTGATTTATTAAATGAATTTTGCAAAAAAGATGGAGATGGTAATTTCCGGACAGTAGAAAGAAATGGTAAAAAGTATTATGACATTGATGATGTTTCCACTTTTCAAAGTGAATATGAAAAATTAATGAGTGAAGAATTTATTATATCAAATGATGAAGCTAATGAGCCTATGTTTTCTGCTGTTACTAATTTTGTTCTAAATTGTGATAAAGAATTTAGTGGAAAGGAAGCATTAATATTTGAGCGTTATTGTGAAATTTTGGAAGAAGTAAATGAAACAACTATTCTTTAGGCTAGTGAAAATTCACTAGCCTTTTTTAGTAAAGGAGTGAATTTCATTGGCAATGGATGATGCTTTAAAGATTATTTTAACTGCTGATTTAGATGATAGTAGTTATAAAAATATTACAGAAAAAATTGAAAAAATTAAAAATTCTGTCAAAGAAATAAAAATTAAGATTATTGATGAAGGAAATTTTGTTGAACAGTTAAGTAAGTTGGCACAAAACATAGATATGCTCAACAAAAAAATGGAAGATCTCAATAAGGATACATTAAAAAGGTTAGAAAAAGAACAGAAGAAAAGAGAAGAAATTGCGAAACTGCAAGCAAAACAATATGAAGATGCTATAAAAAATAACGAAAAATTAAAAAAAATGGAAGCAGATGATTTATTAAAAAAAGAAACCAAATATGATGCTGGTGGTAATGTAGTTGGTCAAACAAGAGTTTATGGTGATGACAAGTACCAAACAAAAATGTCTTTTGGCTCAGAAGGAGAAGTAATTGGTAGAAAAGATCTAGAAAATACAAAAAAAATAAGACAAGAAGCTGAAAGATACAAAGAAGTGCAAGACCTTATTTCTCAACTTGAAATTAAAAGATCTGCTCAAAAAACTCAATTTATGAAATTGTTAGCAAAAGCTAATACAGAAGAAGGACTAACTACCAAACAAAGAAAAGAATTAAACGATCTAACAGATACTTTATTAACAAAAGAAAAAATTAGACTTCAAGCCTTAGAAAAACAAGCCGAAATAGATAAAAAAATTCAAGAATTAAAAGCAAACAAAGTAGATAAAGGCATTATTAGGGAATACGAAGAAGCAAGAAAAGATTTAAATAAAAGTAATGTTATTGTTGCAAGTGATAAAAGTGAAGATACACTTAAAAGATATAATCAACAATTAGATAGTGCAAATAAAAAAATCAAAGAAGCTATTCAACATGAAAAAAATTATCAGAAAATTGTTGAAAAATTACCGGAATTAAGAAAACGTGAAGCTGAACTTGCTGGTATGGGTTTTGATACCAAACATATTAGGAAAATGATTGATGAAAATTTAAAATATACAGATACGAATAAACAAGTTACTGCTTCACTTAAAGAGATTGAAAAAGAATTAAATCAAGTCGGACAGTTTGATAAAAAATTACAAAGCTTAGATGATAAGGCTAAAAATTTAGGTCTTAGCTTTCAAAAGACTTTTAAAAATTTAAATGCAAGTGATGATTTGAATCATTTCACCAAAGAATTAGAAAATTTACAGACAAAAATAAATCAATTAAAAAGACAAGGAAATGAAGAAAGTCGAAAGGAAATTCAAAACGTTCAAGCCTTAATTAATGAATTGAAACGTGAAGCACAGCAAAGAAAAATTAATAATGATATTGAAGCACAAAGAAGAAAAGAAGATGTTAGGATACGTGGGGATAGAGTTGAAAGCATAAGAGATGTTCCCTTAGAACCGGAAAGAATAGATAGAGTATTTGACTCTTCTCGATCTCATTTAGAACGTGAAGATGAAATGAGAGCATTGGCAAAGGCTTATCTTGAACAACAGCGTGGAATTGAGAATGTTAATGATGAATTAATTAGATTGAATCATACTTATGATTCAGTACATGGAACAACTACCCGTCTAACATATGATCATAGAGATGCTAGAGGTGAAATTACTCGTTATGCAGTTGCATTGGATCAGGCTACAAGATCAATGTATGACATGGGTGTTCAACAAACTCGATTAGTCCAACAACAAACTATTTGGGAACAAATGTCAGCTTCAATGCGAAGAGTGCCCACTTATCTAGCAACGTTCGGAATGACCTATGAAATATTAGAATTAGCTAGTGAAGGATTTAGAAGTATTTATGAAATTGATGAAGCATTAACAGATTTAGCAAAAGTAACAGATGCGACTACAGAAGCAGTTGAAAATTTTAGGATCGAAGCTTCTCAAATGGGGCAAGAATTAGGTGTTACAACAGCCGAAGTTATTCGAGCAGTAACAGAGATGCAAAAATTAGGCTACACATTCCAAGAATCAAGAGCATTAGGTGAAACTGCTTTAAAATATGCCAATGTTGGTGATATGAATGTTGAAGATGCTTCAAATTTCTTAACATCTGCATTAGCTGGTTTTGGTGTTGATGAAAAAAATGCAGTAGAAGAATCAAGAAGATATGCTGATATTTTCAACGAAGTTGGAAACAATTTTGCTGTAACTTCTAGTGGAATTGGTGAAGCATTAAAAAGATCATCAGCAGTTTTAGCCGAAGCCGGAAATAATGTAGAACAATCAGTAGCTATGATCGCTTCTGCCAACAAAGTAATTCAAGATGAAAAACGTGTTGGTACTGCAATGAAAACCATTTCAATGAGATTAAGAGGTGTAGATGAAGAAACAGGTAAACTTACAGGAGCAGTACCGGAACTAAAAAAAGCGTTTAATGATATTGGCTTAGAATTAATGAAAGATGCAACTACATTTAAATCTACCTATCAAATTTTTGAAGAATTAGCAGGAGTTTGGGATAGCCTAACTGATATTCAACGAGCAGGATTAGTTGAAGCTATTGGTGGTAAACATCAAGGTACAGTAGTTAGTGCTATGTTAGGAAATTGGGAAGATGCCCAAAATGCCCTTAAAACCGCAGAAACAAGTATGGGTAGTATGGATCGAGAATTTTCAAAATATCAAGAATCTTTAGTATATAGAGTTGATGAATTAAAGGCTTCACTTGAAGAATTTTGGCTCACTTTTTGGGATAATGATACAATGAAAGGCTTTATTAGTGCGATAACATCTGCTGTTCAAGCACTAACAAAGTTTATAGATACTTTTGGATCAGTAGGAACTCTTGCTGGTCTTTTATTACCTATTGCCGGAATTTTTAAAAAAGATTTATTTAATGCCTTTAGATCTAATACTACCGAAGCAGGAAGATTTAATGCACAAGTTGTATCAATGGGAACTGGTTTAAAAAGAGTAGGAAGTATGGCTAAATCCGCAGGACTAGCCATTGGAACAATGTTAAAAATGAGTGTAGTTGGTTTTCTTGTTGGAACAGCTATAAATGGTGTTGTCTATGCATTAGATGAATTAATTGAAACTAGTGATGAGCGTATTGAAAAATTAAAAGAAGAATATGATGCACAGTCTAAAGTATTAAATCAATTAGACGAATTTGATATTGAAAGATATTCACAATTAGAAAATTTAGATCAAGCTGGATATTTAACACAAGGAAGTAAAGAATTAGAAGAATATACAGAATTACAAAAAGAATTGTTAAGTTTTGGAAATGAATTTGTAGCTTATTACGATGAACAAGGAAATGCTCATTTAAAATCAGCAGAAACTTTAAAAGAGTTAAATGAACAAAAAAGGGAAGAATTGAGATTAACTTCCGAAAAAATTGCACAAGAGCAAACTGACAAAGCTTTTGGAAAAGCAGGAATAGGAAAAGCTTTTAGTTGGATTGGTCAGTCTGATTATGGTGAAGAAATATTAGAAGGCTTTAATATTGGAACTCCGGCTCAAAAATTACAAGGTGTTGTTAACGAAGCTGAAAAAGCGAAAGAGCGTTTGAAGGCTATAGAAAAAGATGTTCAAGGTGTAAATATAATTAGAGACATTATTAAGGATACTGATATAGCTAAATTTAAAGAAAAAAATTCAGCATTAAAAGCTGAAATAGACAATGTAAAAAAATCAATCAAATCAATGTATGATCGTGGTCAAATATCAGAAAATTTATATACACAAGCTACAACTGCATTAGATGTTTGGACTCCGGAACGGGAAGGAATTAATGAAGCAGTAGATCGTTTAGTCGCAAATATAAATAAAGGCAGAGATGATTTAGGTAGGACTATTGAATCATTTGATGAAGAAATTCAAACTAGAATTGAAGAACTAGGTATTGATTTTGAACAACAATTTAGTGATGCTTTAAGTGAAAGAAATATAGATGTTGAAAGTAGTGCTGGTCAATTTGCTGAAATATTAAATGAAGCATTATTTGAAGCCATTTCAAAAAAACAGATAGATGTAAGTTTTTTAGAAAATTATAAAGACAATGTAAAAGAAGCATTATCTTCAATAGCAGGTGAAGGAATAAAATTTGATGATCTTGTAAATGGATCTAATCTTGCTACATCAGCTTTACAAAGCTTGGCTAATCAAACAGGTTTAAATAAAGATATAGCACAATTATTTAATTATTTTTTAGCGAATCAAAGTACCTTACTTGCTGATGTAGGGGCTAAAACAGCAACTCAAACACAAGAACAATCTTTAGCGAACATGGTTGCTATGGAACGTAATAATATTATGGCTGAATATGAAAAAAATGCAATTATTCTTGCACAAGCAATTCAAACGGTAAATGCTGGTGAAAGCTTAACAATAAGTCAAGTTTCACAATTAACATCTATGTATCCGGAATTATCGGATGCTATTAGTACACGTAATAATGTATTAACCATTGAAGAAGAAGCATTACAAAGAGTAGCAGATAAAGAAGAAGAAAGTGCAAAAGTTAAATTGTCAGCAGAAGAAGCCAAAATAAAAGCACAACTTGAAACAGTAAATGCATTTCTTAAAGGTGCAGAAGTTCAAGTGAAAACATTACAATTTCTTGATTCAGCTTATATTAATGCTTCAAAAACAAGTGCTGAAATCATTGGACACCAAATGGCGGCGGCGGATGCACTTGCCTATCAACAAAATTTAATAGCACAGGGTATCAGTGAAAAGAGTGTCAAATCTTTAGATTGGGGTACTTATATTGCTCAACGTGTAAAAAGTTATACAGTTATCGCAAGAGGACAAGCGAAGTCAGCAAAACAAGAACTGGAAAGAGAATTAGCAAACATTCAAGCACTAAAAAATATAGATTTATCTGCCAATATTCAAAAAACCGAAGCACCATTAAAAAAAGATGCTGGTGGAAATAAAAGTCAAAAAGAAACAAAAGAAATGGTTTGGATAACTGATGAATATAAAGAAACCATGAGAAGATTAAATGAAGAAATTGCCAAAAATCAAAATTTGATGTTAGATTACCCAGAATATTCTAAAGAATATCAAAAAGGATTAAAAGAAGAAGCAAGACTTATAAATGAAAAAATAAAAGCTATTGATAAAGAAACTGCCAGCTTAGATGCTCAAATTGCTAGTGGAAGAATCCAACAAACAGGATTAGTAGAAAAAGGATCGGAGATTTTAGGAACAGGAGTTACTGCAAAAACTTTAAGAGTAGGTAGTAGAGGAAATGAAGTAAAAGAATTACAAAAAGCTTTGGGTATTTCTGCTGATGGTATTTTTGGCAAAGAAACAGAACGTGCTGTAAGAGAATTTCAGAAAAAAGTTGGTATTGCTGTAGATGGTATTGTCGGTAGACAAACATGGTCAAAATTAGGAATTAATATTGCTAATACTTTAGATGCTAAAGGACAGCAAGCCATTGATCAAGCAAAAGATGAAAGGGCACAATTATTACAAGAAAGAGTCTCAGTTCGTGAAAATTATTTTAAAACATTACAGGAACTAATATCTAGTGAAGTTGCACGATTAGAACGTGAATCAAAAAAGATGGAAGTTGATTTGGTTGAAAATGAATTTCTCGCTTCAAAACTAGATCAGCAATCCAAAGAATTTAGATATAACCGAGAAGCAAGATTAAAGCTACTTCAATCACAAGCAGATGCCAATGCTCAAAGTATAGCTTATTTAAATCAAGAATTAACCAACGCTGAATTAGCTTTAAACGAAAAATTAACTGATGAAATTTACGATATGATTGACGAGCAACAAAAAAAATATATTGAACAACAAAAAGAAATATATGAATTACAAAAGTCAATTGCTCAATCAAGAGTAGATCAAATTTTAAATCTTTATGAAACAGGCATGGAAGAATCTGATAGAAGAATCGCTGATATAGAACGAAAAATGAATGATTTTTCTGATAATGATTTACAAAAATTCACTATCGCTCAACAGCAAATTAGAAGAGAATATGAAAAACAAATTCGTGCCAATGAAGTTTATTTAAAACAATTAAAAGCAGAAGAAAATGCAGTTAGAAATTTTCCGGAATTATACGAAGCATGGAAAGATTCAATTGCAGAATTGACTGAAAAGCAAAAAGAACTTAATGAAGCAATAGAAGATTCCCAAAGAGAACAATTAGAGAGACATGAAGAAGCAATAGATGAACTTATAGATGCAATGAAAGATTATTATGAAGAAATGGAAGATCTTGAATTAGAAGCCATTGAAAAACAAATGGATGCATTGGAAGATGCATATGATAAACGTATAGAAATGTATGAAAAAGATTTAGAAGCTTTTGAAAAAAATATTGATGAACAATTAGATAAACTAGATGAATTAGAAGATAAAAGACAATATGAAAAAGAACTAGCTGAAAAGCAAAGAACAAGACAGGAATTAATCGAACAAATTGGATTACTTTCATTAGATACTTCTCAACAAGGTCAACAAAGAAAACGACAAATTGAAAAAGAATTACAAGATATTACAGAAGAAATTGCTGAAACTCAAAGACAAAAACAATTAGAGGAAAGAAAAAAAACATTAGAAGATGAATTAAAAGCTAGGCAAGAAGAAACAAAACAAATTACTGAATCAGAAGAAGAACGCTATGATAAAATGATGGATTCTCTTGAAGAACATTCTAAACAGGTTGAAAGAAAATGGGAAAATCTAATTGAAAATGAAAGAACATTCGCAAAAATCAGAGAAGATTTATTAGCTGGAAATACTGCAACAATGATGGCAACCATTGATCAATTCCAAGAAAATGTGGCACTTAATTCTGAATTAATAGGAGAAGCTATTTCCCAAAACATTATTGATAAATTTGAACAATTACAAACAGGATTATATGGTATAGCTACTTCACTTACTGACCAAGATATAGCATTTAATCGTGATTATAGTTCGATTGCCGGAAGAATTACAGGAGAAACAATTAACAATATGCCTATAGCCAATCCTTTAATTGGTTTTAATCCAAATAATATTCCAGCTAACACTTACAATAATACGAATACAAATCAACAAATTAATATCAATTTTAATATTGAAAAAATGGAAGGACAAGCAAAAGAAGCTGAAAATTTTGTCAATGAAATTATCAAAGGGCTAGAGAGAAAAGGAGTGAAAATTTAATGAGAGAAAGTTTAGATTTTTTTTATAATAATGAACTTTCTTCCGATATGGGTTTAATTAACATTAATTTAGAAGGTGGGTTATACAAAGAAAGATTGTTTGGAACTAGAGAATTATTAGAGGAAATCATTAGAGGAAGAACAAAACCATATTTTCAAGAAGTAGGGTTAAAGCCAATGGAATTTACATTGGCTTTTGCTCTTACTCAGCAATATGATTATGATTATTTAAGAAGATTGAATAGATGGTTAAATGTGGACTATTATAAAGAATTTTACTTTATCGATCTTCCTCAATATCGTTTTTTTGTTATGCCTATTTCAGACAATTTTTTAACTCATAATGGATTAAATCAAGGATATTTAGAATTAACAATGAGAACTAATGATGCTTTTGCTTATTCACAGGAATATTTGTCAGAAGATTATGACTTATCAGACAATCCAGTGGAGGGAACAATCATTCCAATCAATAATGATGGTGATGTTCCTTTAGAAATTGAAATGTGGATAAAAAAAGTTGAGGATGGAGAAATTACAATCATTAATCTTTCTGATGAAAATAGAGAATTTCGAGTAGTAAACCTTAAAGATGGAGAGCATTTATATTTAAATCATGAAAAAGAAGATATTAAATCTAATGTGCCAAACCTATATCATTTTGAAGATGTATTAACAGATTACATGAAATTACCAATGGGAGAAAACCAACTAAAAATATACGGAAAATGCACTATTCAATTTAGATATAGATATAAATATTTATTAGGACTGTAAAAATTATGTTTTTTCGAGATTTAATTACACTTGATGATAATCAGGTTGGTCACTTTATTGTCATTGGGGAAATTATTGGTGTATATGCTTTTATGATGTTAATTTCGTTTATCATAAGTTTTTTGACAAAAAATGATAAATAAAATACATGCATATTGTAAATGATTATAGGTAAGACTTAAAACGTAAGATGAACGAATAAAGGAGTAGAAAATAATGAATGAATTAACTTTAGAAAATTTAAAACGAACATTTTATCGAGCCATTGAATTAAAACAAAAATTTATTGCCATAAGGATGAATATTGGTGATTTACCTTTAGATGAAATGATTATCAATCCAATTGAAAATGTAGATGCCAAATTAAATTATTATCAGAAAACATTTGATGAAAATTTATATCACAAAAATGTAGAAGGAATTAGAATTGCTGGTTTTACCTATGGAAATTCATATAAAGATATTGAGGAAATTTTATGGTTTTGACAAATAACCAAATATTGCTTATTAGTAAGGATGGTGAAGAATTTGAAGATCCGAGATTGGCGAACAGGTGGAGGTTATCTGCGTGGAATTGATGTTAGTGCCTATCAAGGAAATATTGATTATGCAAAAGTAAGAGCCAACGGAATTAAATTCGCTATTCTAAGAGCATATGGATCAGCTAATTCACCCGATTCAAGAATAGTTGAATATGCACAAGGATTTAAAAGTGTTGGTATTCCATGCGGATCATATTTTTTCTGTACAATCTCCAATGAATATGATTTAGATTCAGCAAGAGAACAAGCGAATAGATACGCTAATAAATTGGAAGAAGTTTTTGGTGTTGGAAAATGGGGCGATTTACTACCTTTCATTGATTTGGAAGATAATCAAAATGTTGGTGGTAGGCATAGTCAATTAAATACTACTCAAATGCTTAAATGGGTAGACGAATTTAGAAGAACATTTGAAGCTAAATTTAATAATAATGTAAAACTAGGACTTTATACAAATTGGGCATTTATTCAACAACATAATAATTTTAATTATGCTACTGGTGGAAATATATTAATTGATATGCCATTATGGATCGCAAAATGGAGAACAACTTCTATCCCTGATATTGGTGGATGGACAGATTGGGCAATGTGGCAATATACAAGTGATGCACAGCCTTTCCAAAATGGACAATCTGTTGGAGTATCTTCTACTGGATTAGATATGAACTATGTTGAATCGTTGGATCATATTTCTTCCTTTTATACTGTAGATATGCAAGAAGCAATGGCTACTACAAAACCTGTTGCAAGCTTGACAACTGCAAATACAATTGAAGTTCGTTGGGTTATTGCTCCTATTGCTGGAATTGAAAGATTGGATGTTTGGAGGAATGGAATCCGATTAGGACAATTACCTCCTACTACAAATTATTGGAATGATACAACGGTTGAAGATGGAAAAAGTTATAGTTATCAAATAGCTGTAGTTTCAAAAAATGGTCAATTTTCTAGATCTCAATCAAGTAATACTGTTTTCACTCGTACCGGAAGATCTAGTAAACCTTCGGGATTGTTTGGTGAAGCATTTGACCGAGAAATTAGATTATCTTGGGAAAAAAATTCTGAGGGTGAAAAAGTAAAGGGTTATTCTGTTTACCTTGATGGTCAAAAAGTAGGTTATACAGAAGAAACTACTTATACCTTTCGTGGATTAGAAAATGGAAGAATTTACAGTTTACAAGTTCAAGCACACAATGAACATACTGATCCTAGTCCTTTATCTGATCCGTTACAAATAGCACCAATTCTTAAAAGACCTATGCCCCCTTCTATGTTACGCACTAAAGTGTATGAAAATGGGGATATTGAAGTAACATGGTCATATCATAAAGATGAAGATTTTGATTATTTCTATATTGTGATGGATAGAGTTATTCTTGCTGATTATTTACAAGAAGAAAGATTTGTTATTAAAAACGCTAGAGTAGATATTCCTCATGATATTTATGTTGTAGCAGTTGACAAGCAAGGTGATATTGAATCATCTAATGTAACGCATAGAACCTTGCATAAACCTCCACAAGTAAAAGGATTAAAAGCTACACCATTTGATAGAAAAGCATTAATATCATGGGATAAACCTGACTTTTTTCATCTTCCACCATTGCCTGATGTTCCACGAACACCTGATGAACAACCGGAAGGATCAATATTTTATGTTGTCCAGCCGGAAGATACAATTGATTCTATTGCAGAAATGCATGGAACACAATTCAGTTTAGTGGTCGCTTGGAATTATCATTTAATGGATGAACCTTTAGTAGCTGGTGAAATTTTATATTTATTTGTCGATTTACCACAAGGAACAAAATATCATATTGTTCAACAACATGATACCTTTGCCTATATTGAAGAATTATACAATATGCCTAGTTATGAATTGCAAGCGTTTAATCCTGATGTAGATCCTGACAATTTAATCATTGGATCAAAGTTAATCGTAAGAAACCCTACTCAACCTGTAGTGCCAACAACCATTGAATTTAGAACAGAAACAAGAACTAGAAAAGTACAAAAAGTCATTCAAGAAACAAAGCAAGTGCCCACAACTACACTAGTTACACCTCAAATTACTACGTATGAGGAATTGAAAGCAAAATGCTTGGCTTTAACTGGACTATTTGAAACATCTGCTGGTTATCCTGATGCATATGGAGCAACAGCAGGAAATTCAGATCAGGCTGGTATGAGTTTTGGGGCACTTCAATATAACTTTAAATCCGGTACTTTGCAACCTGTATTAAGAGCCATGTTTGATAATTATCCTAATGTAGTCAAAAATGCTTTTAATTATAATGCCAATCCTTCTTATTACAATACGTTGAAAAATGTTGTTTATAACATGACTAGATCACAGCAAGTAAGTTGGGGTGCAAGCATTTCTACTTCGGGAGGAAAAAATATTGTTGAACCATACAGAACATATTTTCGTAATCTAGGTGTAACTCCGGAGTGTATTGCTGTACAAGTGCAACATGCAGAAACCTTCTTTAATCAAGCAAAAGTTCACTTTAATACTTTCGGCTTAACTACTCGTAGAGCGTTTGCATTATGTTTCGATATTGCTATTCAAAACTGGTCAATCTCTTCTTCTACTAAAGCATTAATTTTTAATGATTTTACTACCATTGATACATCCTTACCTCATGGTATAATTGAAACTCAAAAAATGGTAGCAATTGCTAATCGTAGAGCAAATGCTTCAAATCCCACTTATATTGAAGATGTAAGAAGAAGAAAGTTAGCGATTGCTACAGGTAGTGGTGTAGTACATGGAATTGCAGTAAATACAGAAGATTATGGTTTAACTTTAGATCCTGCTTTTCCCGAGAATGAAGGAATTTTTGCTCAACCATTAACTACTTATGAAACCATTACCGTAGAAAGAATCGTTGAGGAAGAAATTGAATATGAGGTATCTGTACCATATATTGTAGCAACACAACCAATTCCAATAGGTGAAGTATTTGTTGAAAAAGAAGTTGAACTCGAACCACCTGTTGAAATTGATAATTTCTTGTTATATCAAGGAGATCATTTAGTAGCTGTATTAGAATCAGAACAAAATTCTTATCTCGTAAGTGGATTAGAAAATGGTGTGACATATGATTTCCATATTAAAGCTGTTTCAACACAAGGATTAGTTTCACCGGATTCAGCAACAATTTCTGTTACTCCTATAACTGATTATCCTAATAAAGCTACAGACTTACAGGCTGAAATTTTAGATCATAAAACAATTTTATTTAGATGGCAATTAGAAGAAAGTCCAAATTTCTCACATTTTGAAGTTTATTTAAACGGAAAGATTATATTAACGTCAAGTGATGTAACAGAAAATACTATTAAATATGTTGAAGCAAAACCAAATTATGATTATACACTAGAAATTATCACATATGATAATGAAAATGATTCAGTCACTAGTGGAACGATTACTCAAAGAATTGATATTCCAAGCGTTCCGACTGGTTTAAGTGCTGTTCCATATGATCGTGAAGTTTTATTAACATGGCAACTGAATGAAGAATCTTTTGTTGAATCTTATAACATATATCTTGATGGTGAAATATATGCGGTAGTCAATCATCCTCAAAATGAATTGATGGTAGCCGGATTATTAAATGATGTAATGTATGATTTTAAAATACAAGCAATTTCAAATAAAGGATTCACTTCTCAAATTAGTGATTCAATATTCTCAACTCCTGTTTTTGATTTTCCGAATGTTCCAAAAATTACTTATCATAAAGAACTAGGAACAGGAGGAATTGAATTAAATTGGGAACATGAGAAAAAGTACGGTCACAGTCATTACAATGTCTATAAAGATGGCTGGTTAATTGCATCAAATATAACCGAAAATAAATATATGATTGATCATCTAGAATCAAATGTAACACATACATTTCAAGTTGAAGCATTTGATTATCAAGGGGATCGTAGTGGATTTTCAGAAAGTTATCGTGTAACTGTCTATGCTAAAATTCTTGAACCATTATCAACAACTTTAGGCAAAGTTGACAAAAATATGCCTGTATCAAAACCTAAAATTTATTTATGCAAGCCAAACAAACAAGTAATTGCACATTTAAGTGAAGCTTATAATGTAACATTCACTGAAAGATACGCTGATCTTAATGAATTAACATTTTCTATTCCTTTTGAAATAGAATCGACAAGAAATGAATTAGTGGAAAATGATCATTTCAAAATGATCAAAGAAAGATTTTTGATTAAGCTTGTATATAGAGATAAAACAGAATATTTCATAATTAATGAAATATCCAATTATGGTGAAAATAATTCCAAATATATACATGCATGGTCATTGGCCTATGAATTAAAAGATAAATTAATATCCAATTATAGAGAAGAAATTTGGTCGGCTCATAGTGCATTACTTTTTGCTTTAGATGGACAATTGAATTGGCGAATTGGAGCAAACATTAAAAATCCTGATTTCTATTGGAACAAAGAAAGAAGGATATTTGATGTATCTAACATGACTGTTTTAGATTTTATAATTCAAGTAGCAACATCTTTTAACGCTATATTAAAATGGGATACAGTGAATCGAATTGTCGATTTTGAAAATCCTATGATTGATGATGTAAATAAAGGATTAAAAATTAAATATGGTAAATATTTAAAAAGTCTTTCTAAAACATCAAATATTGAAGAAATGGTTACACATTTAAAACCAATTGGAGAAAATAATTTAACCATTGAAAAAGCTACAATTAACGGTGCGGATTATTTGGAAGATTTTTCTTATTTTATGCAAGGCTTCAAAATGGAAAGTGAAGAGTTTTCCGATTTTTATCAAAACAGCAAAGCGATAGTGAAAGATCCAACGGATATTTATTATACTGAAACAATGGGATTTATCTCTGTTCCGCAAGGTGGAATATTTACATCTATCGATCAATTAACAGGTAAAGTATCTGATGAAATAAGTATTGAATCTGTTTCAAGAGCAATCATAAATTATTTGCTGTTATATAAAACAACTCAAAATACAGATTATATTGATGATTGTGGTATGTTTGCGAATTTTCTTGAAACAAATAAAATCCATGCGGATTATTCCGGACAAAAATTCTATGTTCTTCCTCATACATTAACATATGATCGTGAAGAAGATATTTGGAAACCTCAAATTGATAAAATCAATTTACAAACATTATATCTCGTAGCCTATGCTTTATTAGAATATAGCGAACATGACAGTCAAACACGATATACAGATCTTGTAACAAGCATAATGAGTTTCTTAGCCTTTGCTCATAACAATGTTAAACAAAGAATTGAAGATAACAACATTGAAGAAGGTTATGAAGGACTAATTTATGATCATATTGTAAAAATTGGTACTGCCCAAGATGGAGCAAATCAATATTACTTATCATGGAATTTATTTAATAATGCTACATTATGGTATTTTGCTAAAGCATGGCAGAAATTTATATCTGTTTTTTCGGACATTGATCGAACAGATTTAATGGGTAACATTTATAACCCTACTAATATTTTAGATGTAACATTGAATTTTTATAATCAAGAATATTTAAGTGGCAGAATTGTTATGTCACCAACTGGATTACCTTATCAGTATTATCATTATTACTCCCCTCCTTTTGTAGAAGATGATGAATATAGCGTGGATGAAGATAATACTTTAACCATTGATGTAATAACCGGATTAATAGCAAATGACCATGATGTTGACAGTGAAGATTTAACAGCAATCGTTGTAACAAACCCTGCAAATGGAGAACTAACTTTAAATGAAGATGGATCATTTACTTATACACCAGATCATGATTTTTTTGGTGTTGATACTTTTACCTATAAAGTAAATGATGGCAGATTAGATTCTAATATTGGCACAGTTACTATCACTGTTAATCCAATCAACGATCCCCCTGTTGCAGTAGATAATATCTATATTATAAATGAAGATACTGTATTAACTACAGATGAAACGAATGGTGTTATCAAGAATGATTATGATGTAGATAGTACAGAATTGACAGCTATATTATTAACTACTACTCAACATGGAGAACTTTTATTCAATAGTGATGGTACATTTACCTATACACCAACAGAAAACTATTTTGGAGAAGATTCATTCACATATAAAATTAGTGATGGCTATTTAGATTCAAATGTAGCAACCGTAACTATTACTATCAACAGTGTAAATGATGCACCGTTTTCTTCAAATGACACCTATACAACAAATGAAGATACAACGTTGAATGTTGATTCTGCAAATGGTGTATTAAAAAATGACACTGATATTGAAAATTCTCCATTAACAGCTATTTTAGTGGAAACTACTCAGCATGGAACATTAACACTTAATGAAGATGGATCATTCGTTTATATTCCTAACCCAAACTATTATGGTACAGATACATTTAAATATAAAGCGAATGATGGTGAAGATGATTCAGAAATTGCAACAGTAACAATCAATATTACAAGTGTCGTTGATCCACAGCCGGAAAATACAGTCATTTATATTGTTCAAAGTGGAGATACATTTGGGAAAATTGCTTATGATAGAAAAATGACTATTGAAGCATTGCAAGCTTTGAATGTAGATATATTAGATCCTTCAAACATTTATATAGGACAACAAATATATGTTCCTATTCCAAAACCACCAAACGCACCAACAAATATTCTTCCTTTACAGGGAACAACTGTTAACAATTTTGAAGTAAGTGCAACAGTTAGTGATCCCGATTCTAGAAAGGTTAAATTAATCGTTGAATCAAGCCTTTCTTCTATGTTCACTAATAGTATCATTCAAGAGTCTGATATGGTAGATGATGAAACAACAGCAAGTATTACTTTAAGTGGACATGATATTAATACGGTAAAAACTACCATTTATATGAAAGTAACAGCCAGTGATGGATCTTTAGTTTCGTCACCTGTAAATGTTAGTTTTGTATATCAATATCCACAACCTCCAAATACATCTATTTATACGATTGTAGCCGGAGATACATTAGGAGATATTGCATATAGGTTTGGTACAACCTCATTAAATTTATTATCTTTAAATCCATTTGTTGAAGCCGAAAATCTATATGTCGGTCAACAAATTTATGTACCAACTATTGAAGCACAAGCACCTTATGAACCTGATGAAATCACTCCAACTTTAGGAACATATGCCAATGATTTATTAATTTCTGCAAAAGTATATGATCCTGATTCAAGTACCGTCAAATTAATTGTTGAAGCAAGCTTATCTTCTAACTTCTCAGGTTTTGTAGAGCAAAAAGAATCAGAATTTGTAAATTCCGGTAGTTTGGCAACAGTTCGATTAGATTCTTTAGATTTTAACACAATTAATACAATGGTGTATTTAAGATTGAAGGCTAGTGATGGAACACTCGAATCATCAGTAGTAACACATAATTTTATTTATCAAGTACCACAGCCGGAAAATACAGATGTATATACAGTAATTGAAGGTGAAACGTTATCATCAATTGCTATTAAATTTAATACAACATCTGCCACTTTATTAGCTTTGAATCCAATGATTGAAGAATATAACATTTATGGTGGTCAACAAATTTATGTACCTAGAGTGGAAGAACCTACTGAATTAACAAGAAATTACACAGTAAAAAGTGGAGAAACTTTTTCATCTATTGCTATTAAATTCGATACAACATCAACTCATATACAAGAGTTAAATCCTACAATCAATCCTTTGAATGTCTATGAAGGTCTTGTAATTACTGTACCATTAATCGAATATAACATGACTTATACTATTGTCTCAGGTGATACTTTTTCAAAACTAGCTACACAATTTGGTACAACATCTGCAAGAATACAGGCTGTTAACCCATCTGTTAGTCCAGAAAATTTATATGTGGGATTACAGATATTGATACCAGTACCTTTAGAAGTATACACAGTAAAAAGTGGAGATACCATTTCATCTGTTGCTGTAACTTTTACAACAACTATCACATTTTTAGACAATGCTAATCCAACATTAGATCCTAGTGTTGCTTTAACAATTGGTCAAAAAATTAAAGTTCCTAGCCATCCAACAAGTGAACCAACAGAATTATATACGGTTAAAAGTGGTGATACCGTAGGAGCAATTGCAACTGCTCATAACACGACTATTGCTAAAATTTCGGAATTAAACCCACAAATTAATATTGATATGATTTATATTGGACAAGTGCTTGTTGTTCCAAAAATTTCTTCACCTTCGGAAACATATAGCTATCATCTTTTAACTGAATCAGAATTAAAATGGCAAGCGTTAATGCTCACTTCACAGTATGAAACATCAAGAGAATATCCATACAATTTTGGTACAACTTCGGGTAATCATGATGGTGCTGGAATTAGTTTTGGGGTAATCCAATTTAACGCAAAAACATCCTCATTAATCGAGCAATGGCAAAACATGATTAATTTTTATCCTGATGTAACATTAAAAGCCTTTACAGATAATCCAAATAGAACATATGAATCTAATGTAGCGAATCACAACAATTGGAAAGCTATGATGCTTCGGGGAGATTTTCAAGAGATCTTAGAATGGGCTGATGCAAGATCTGATACCAGCAAAGGAAAACATGCCTTGATAGAACCTTGGAATACCTATTTCATGAATTTAGGTACTACAAATGAATCTATTGCCATGCAACAAGAATATGCTAGTTGGTATCACACAATAGTAAAACAATGGTTTAATCAATTGGGATTATGGTCAAGACAAGGTTATGCTTTGTGTTTCGATATTGCTGTTCAGAGTGGATCTATGAATCCCAAAGTGGATGGAGTTACTTATGATCTAATCGGTGAAATTAATACATGGTGGACAAACGTAAATAAAACTGGAAAAACTATCAAAGAATTAGAAGTGATGAAATTAGAAAGAATTGCCAATAGAAGATCAGATTATATTGATCCATCATGGCAAGATAATTACCGATTAAGAAAAGTAACGATAGCACAAGGTTATGGTGTTGTTAATGGTCTTGTAATGGATACAGAAGGTAAATATGACATGGGATTAGAGCCAGCATTTGCAGATAATATCCCTCCACAATTTACCGATTTAGAAACTGAATTTGCAGAAGAATTTTATATTGATACTCAAAAATACACATCTGCATTGAAAAGTGACGATAAATTCATTCATAATGCAGATTATTTAGCTGAATTTGGTGGAGAATTACTTCCATTAGAAGATATTCAGCAAGGGATCGGTTATCCTTTAGTACCAGTGCCTAGAAATTATGACAACATTTTAGATGACTATGGTGATCATTGGTTTAAAACAGAAAACATTTTAAAAACCACTTTGGGTTATACTGCAATTGGATTAAATGAACCAGCTAGAGATTTTAGAAATAACATATTAACCTTAATGTCTGAATCTCATTTTACTTCCAATAATGAAATCGTATTTTATAATCGGTACAGTTTTGAAGGTATTGGCGGTGTTGATGGAGACAATTCTAAGCCATTATTGAATACAGGATTGCTATTTGAATTAGAAAACGCATTAGAAAATGAAGATTATATAGATAATTTAAAACAAACGATTTATAACTATCAAATTGAATCAGAAAATCCTAATTTAAATTATGGCTTTATTTCAAATATCGAAGAACTTCTTTCATCTATTACTAGTGAAACATTGAGTTACATTATTTCTCCATTATCAAATATTACAACGCTGAGTGTAATAAGTCATTCGCCATATATGTCTGATGAATTGTGTAAAGCAATTCTAAATTATAACCGATTATTAGAAGAGCATGATGGAGAGTATCAAGAATTAATTTTAACAAGATCACAATTAAATGAGGAATTAGTTGATTTAGAATATGAATTAACCGAACGCGAAATAAATTTAATTGTGGTACAAGATTTACTTGATGCTTTGAGAGCAGAAGGATCAGTATTTTATACAATGATTCCTTATGTTGGACAGCCTAGACATGAAGTGTATAAACTCAAAAAAGATTACACTTATGCTTTATTCGCAAAAACATCTGATATGACTATTTCCATTGCTACAAATAGTGGAGTAAAAGAATTTACAAAAGAAAACGAATGGGAATTAATAGAAAAAATTGATTATGATCGTGAAGGTGAAGATACTGTAGAATCATCTATTGATCTTTACGATTATAGCGTATTATTGGTCGGTGGTGAATACGCAGATATTGAACTTCAAGTAACAAGAATATTGAAATCAGAATTTGATGAAACTGGAAATGAAGAAACACTTATTCAAAAATTTATTGAAGAAATTCATCAAATTGCTTTTGACGAACAAACTGCTTTAGTTGAAGCAAAAAAGAATGAAATAGCTAACATAGATATTGAAATAGAAAATCTAAGAAGTCAACTATCTATTTACAACAACTTTACACCTGAGTTAAGAAAAGAAAGAGATTTATTTGTCATAACTAAAGAATATATTGATGAAACAATTAATAATCCGGAAGATTTAAAAAATCGTGCTTTAGAAAAATTTAAAGAAATGAAAAAGCCAACTGTCACCATTGAAATAGATATAGTCAATTTCCTTGAATTAGTTGAGGAACATTACAATTGGGATAAGTTGGATATAGGAACATTAGTATATGTTCTATATGATAAATTCGATATTGAAATTGAAGCTAAAATAATCCAAATTGATTATAACTTTAATGAAAAAACAATTACATTAACTATATCTAATGTAAATGATATAAAAACTAATGAAGAAAAATTTATTCAAGCTTTATATGGTGCGGTTAGCACTTCTACTACCGTATCATTAGAGAAACATGCATGGTCAAAAGCGATTGAGGTAAAAGAAGATTTTGATTCCTTTGTTAATCAAGCTTTTGATGCCACAAAACAAAAAATTATTGCAGGAACAAATGAGTCTATTGAAATATCTCGTAGAGGATTGCTAATCAAGAGTGACGTAGATCCTATGAATTATCTTGTAGCAAATTCATCTGTATTAGCAATTACTAATGATGGTGGTAAAACCTATAAAAACGCTATAACAACAGAGGGTGTAATTGCTGAGAGATTAATTGGACAAATTATTGCCGGAGAAAATTTGATCATTGAAAATACTGCCGGAAACTTTAGAGTGGATAGTGAAGGTGTAACAATTGAAGGTCAAGGATTAAGAATCATTGGCGGTATCACGAATGAACATTTGTCTGATGACGTTATTTTGGATGCTGATATAAGTGGATTGACTTCACATTATATTGACACCTATGAAGAAAATAATGAGAATGACACGATTCCAAATAGTCCAATTATTGTTGAAGATGGAAATCATATTCGGCATACAGAAGTTGCGGTAGATTTAGTAGATATTTCTTTTAATTGGGATTATCCAGAAGAAGATGAACCCGAAAATCAAATTGATGGTTTTATGATATATCTCTATACTTCCAAAACTTCTACACCATATGTCTTTGGAACTAAGAAAAAATCTGAAATATCTTTTTATGTAAGACCGAATAAACGTTCGATAGTGCTAAATAATTTACCGAAAGATTTATTCTACAATTTTGGTATTGAAGCCTATCGCTATGTAAACATTGATGTAAATATTGAATCTGTCTTTACTTCACCAATTGTTGCAGTTTCAACACCTTATAATCCAAAAGACAACACTCCTTATGATGGTAGTATCATGGGTACAGTAAACTATAACAATACTGCAAAAATTAGTGGGGATGTAATTACTGCTATTCGTCAAGGACAATCCTATAGTAATGTAACTATTGATCCTTTAAATGGTATCATTTCTGAAAACAATTATCAAACTCAGCGTGTAGTTCTGAATGAGGAAGGATTTAGACTACAAAAGAAAATTGAGGATCGATATGAAGATATTCTTTATGCAGATGAAGAAGGTACATTATTTGCAGAGGATTTAATTGCCAATCGTTTAGTTGTCAATGATGGTAGTGGTAGAGAATTAATTAATGCTCATACTGGACAGATTAATTTTGATAATTTTGATGTTGTAACTGGTAATATTCACGCAGATAACATTGATATTAGAGGATTAGAAGTAATTGATGATGATGGAACTATTACTTTCTCAGTAGATTTACAAGGCAACGTAACTATAAGAGGAAATGTTCAAATGTATGGAGGATCTATCTTATGGGAAAATGTAGATAAGCCAACATATACAGCAGAAGAAGTTGGAGCAAGACCGAATGACTGGTTTCCTACAGCTTCGGAAGTGGGAGCAAGACCTAGTACATGGACACCAACTTATTTAGAACTTTTGGGTGAAAAACCTCCTACAGATGCAAATAATACTTTCAACGAATTAGTTACTAATCCAAAAATTAACGGTTTCTATGCTGATCAATATGGTGATTTATATATCAATGCCACATATATCAAAACAGGTGAATTAAATGCTTCTTTAATGACTACTGGTACACTTGATGCTAGTCAAATATATGTAACTAATTTAGATGCAAGTGCTATTAAAACAGGTACATTAGAAGGTATTTCTATTGATGTTGAAAAAGATGTTAAAGTAGGTGCTGAACTTTCATTACGTTATAACGTGGAAGGAAAAACTACAGCAAGGTTGAACTTCTTTGATTATTGGGATGAAGTTCAAGGAGCATATCCTTCACATTATATTGAAAAAAGCAACAATACTGATTCATTAAAAATTGCTTCTCAAATTAATGTTAGTATTGAAATGAGTTCAAGATTATATTTAGGATATGATTCAGGCACACATTATAATGCAGGTTCTACTCCTGATGATGGAGAAAGTGGATGGTATACATCCAAAAAAGAAAAAGGTGTTTGTGGTATAGGTGGAGTTAATTCCCTTACAACAGGGCTAGTTGCTGGAACATATGTGAATTTTAATATGAAAAAATATGGTTATACACCACTGAATCCTAATTTTAGTGTTACAAGCAGTAATACAAATATCAAATTTGCAGAAATTTCACAATATGGATTTTGGATCTACATTCAAGAATCTTGGACAGATGTAGGTTATAGATATTGGAGAGGTTATTACAATTGCTAAAAGGAGAATAAATATGAGAAGATTGGTCAAATATGATTCAGAAAATGATATTTTGACAATCGAATGTACTTGTGGAAATATTTTAGAAGAAGATTTATCTTCTATAGAAGAAATAAAAATCCATGAACATTTTAACGAATATGAAAATTTAATGTTTCAATGTTCAAATTGTAATTTAATTATTGGATTAAATACAAATATTCCGGTAAGTGAATATGAAGAAATTGAATATGAAGAAACGGTCATGAGATTTAATGAAATCAATGATAGAAAAATTATGAGAGATCTTCTTTGGAATAAAAGAGCAGATCTAAAAAATATGGATCGAACGGCTTACAATCAAGAAAAGATTGAATATTTAGAAAGATGGAACAAGACAAAAGAAGAAAATCCAACAAGAGCCGATATTGCAAGAATTGAATTTTAAATCATAAAAAAAGGGTTGCAAGGAAAAACTATTCTTGTAACCCTTTTTGTTTAAAGTAGGTGAATAGATGATTAAAGCCGGAGATATTATTTTTGTAAGAGGAACATCCATTATCTCAAAAATTATTCGCTTTTTTGATGCCGGAAAATTTTCACATGTTTGTATTGCCATATCGGATACTCATATATTAGAAGCACAATATTTTAGACGAGTAGCCATTAAACCATTTTATTACGGTAGAAAAGAGATTGAAGTGATTGATTTAGGATTGGATGAAGAACAGAAAAGAAAAACTATTCAAGTCGGACTTTCCTTAACTGGAATTTGGTATGACTATCTTCAATTGTTCTATTATGTGTTGAAAAAAATCTTTCGATTAAAAGGTAGGAACTTTTTAAATAATCCAAACAACTTAATTTGTAGTGAATTGATTAGTCAAATTTTATTAGCAATTGGTTTTATATCTCCCCATGAAAAAGTACAGGATCTTACACCGAATCAATTATACAACTTCTTAAATAATCTTTGTGAAACTAGAGGTAAATGTCATACTGATAATTATAATTTAAAATCAAATAACTAAATATTGCTTAGGAGGAAATTCATGGTAAATGTAAATATTGTAAAAAAATTGTTGACTCCAAACCCTTATTCAAGACCACAGGAAAAGATTGTAAAAGTAAAAGGAATTATTGTTCATTGGACAGCTTCACCAAAAGGAAGAAATCAAGGAGTTTGGAATTATTTTGAGAATAGAAAGAGTGGAAAAACTGGATATGGATCTGCTCATTATATTGTTGATCTTGATGGAACAATTTGGAATTGTATTCCTGATAATGAATTGGCTTATCATGTGGGGAGTTCCACTTATACAACTGATGCTAAAAAAAGGCTAGGTAGTTATCCGAATAATTGTACTCTAGGAATTGAATTTTGTATTATAGATGATCGTGGAAGAATGAATGAAGCAACTTGGAGAGAAGGAGCAAAATTAGTAGCCTATCTATTGAAAAAATATAATTTATCCACAAATGATATTTGGTTACATCAAGAAGTAGTAGGTTGGAAAGATTGTCATAGATATTTTGTAGAAAATCCAAATGAATATAAACGATTTAAAAATGATGTGGCAAATTATATGCAAGAAAAAACTGTAAATAATAATACTAATAATTCTCTAGAAAATGGAGCATTTTATACAGTGAAGAGTGGAGATACACTTTGGGGCATTGCTAATCAATTCAATATGACGGTTGATGAATTAAAGAAATTAAATATGGACAAGAATTTAAATGTCTTGCATATAGGAACAGTGTTAAAAATTAAAGAATCGAATATTACTCCATATCAAATTCAACAAGGTGATACTCTTTGGGGAATTTCTAGAAAATTTGACGTTTCGATTGAAGAGATTAAAAAGTTAAATCCAAATGTTGACTCCTTATTGCAGATTGGAAATATTTTGAATATTCCGATAAATAATACGTGGACACCACCAAAAAATCATGAAGATATTCTTCCTAACAAAGTATTAAAAATGGGTGATACTGGTGAAGATGTAAAAAAATTACAAAACGCTTTAAATAAATTAAAATTTAACGTTGGCTATGCAGATGGTATATTCGGCATTAATACAAAAAATGCATTAATTCGTTATCAATCTATGTATTATGGTTTAACTGTTGACGGTGTTTTTGGAAGTGCTACAAGAGAGCATATGTTAAAACAATTAATTTAAGGATGTGATTTGATTGGCTAATTATATTACTGTCTATCTTGATACTACAGCACCATCTACTCCTTCCATATTATTAGATAATGGAAGTGCATTTGCTACAAATGTGTTAGTTGACTGTACTATTAGCACAGGTGATGAAGATACAACAAATTATACAATGAAAATTTGGGGAGATGTTGATCCAACCTATGATACAAATATTCAAGCTACAGAAGAAGCAAGTTCATGGATCGCATACACTGAAACCAAACAAATAAAAATTACTGGAACAGACGGTGTTAAAACGGTTTATGTAAGGATACGAGACTCAGTAAATAATGCAAGTGATATTGCTTCGGATACAATTACTTATGATTCAACAAAACCTGTTGTAACTGTTTCAGCACCGGATGTAGATAGAATTTCTACAACCACTGATAAAAATGTTGTCAACTTCACATTCCAAGCTGATACAACATTTATCGAATATCGAGTCAAAGTTGTTAATAGTGTTGGGGCAGAAGAAGTTGCTGGTGTTCAAATTCCTACGACTAATGGAAGTGTAAACACTAGTGGAACAGGAACATTTGATACAACTATATCACCAATAAATGTTACCATATATGGATTAGATTTACAAACAGCTAGTAGTGGAGATGGAGAAAAAATTATCAAAGTATTTGTTCAATCCGAATCAGGATTATGGTCAAGTTAAAATAGGCTACTAAATGTAGCCTATTCATTTCAACAGTAAAGAGGTGTAAATATGGGGCAATCATATATTCAAGTCTATCTTGATACGACTCCACCGCAACTAACATTATATTTTCCACATAAAACTACCCAAGAAAGCACTGAATTAATTTCTATTCATGCTGATGAAAATTTATCATCAAATCAAGAAATCATAATAATTGATTCTCAAAATAATGAACATCATTATACATTTACTTTATCAGCAGATAAACGTTCTTATTCCGGTACGGTTTCTTTTGCAAATTATCCTTTAGGTATTACTACTATAAATGTGCGGTTATATGATGAAGTTAATAATCCCACATCCACTTATCAAGAAACATTTTTAATATCAAGTCCAACAACACAAAGCTTGTTATTAACTTTGAATGAATTTGAAAGAAATTTACAAATAAGCCTATCAACAAGAAAATTGATTACAACGGAAAGAGAAGGAATTTGACAATATCTAAAATGAAATATAAAGAAGGTGATAATATGCATGATTTATCTAAAGTGTATCATGCCGGAAACACAGTAAGATTACAGTGTATATTTGAAGATTTTGACGGAATAAGAGTTGATCCGGATGTAGTAAAAATATCGTTTTATGATTCTAAATACAATAAATTAGATGAAGTTATTCTAGGTACTTCTAATCAAACTGATGTAGGTGTATATTTTTACCATTTCGTGACAGATAATGAGGAAGAAAAAAGATATGTCTATGAATGGTATGGAGAATTAAATGGATTACCTTCATTGAAAAGAAGTTCATTTAGAACAGTCTTTATTTAAAGGAGGTAAAATTATTGGCTGAACCAATTGTAACAGCACTTTCAGTAGATCAATCGGTATTATCTGATGAAGAAGGTTTTGATAGAACTTATGTTCGTTTTACTTTCGATCAAGATGTTATTGCTTATAGTGTAAGATGTATGGGAACTAGTCATAATACTGGTAAATATGTTGAGGATTATGATAAATATGTTGCAACACAATCAGATAGATATACGGTACTTCAAGCAAAGGATCTTTCGGTAAAGGATTTTAGAGCGATTCCAGCAACAACTATCATAAGTGCTGAACTTGATTATACAGAGTTATATCAAGAAGGAATAAATACAATAAATGTATATGGTCAAAATGAAGAAGGAACATGGTCAAGTTATAATCAAGATTAGAGGTGACGTAAAATGATTGATACAGATGTATATGGATTACACAAGCCGGAAGATACTGATCCTGCCGATTTTCGATTATTTGTCGGGGATAACATGGATCTCATAGAATCAGCTTTAATTGCTTTAGATAATAAAATCGGCACAGGAACAGGTGGAAGTGTAGATTGGACAGAAATTACAAATATACCTACATCTTTTCCTCCATCTTCCCATGAACATTCTATAGCAGAAATTGAAGGATTACAAACAGCTTTAGATAGTAAAATTTCAACTTTGCCAATTGCAACTACTTCTGAACTTGGAGCAATTAAAGTAGGAGCAGGATTAACTATTGATGGAAATGGTACTCTTTCTGCTAAAGTTGCAAGTGCTTCACAAGCTGGAATTGTACAAGTTGGCTATGGATTAGGTATGAGTGGAGATTATTTGTTTGTTAAAACAGGTACAGGATTAGAAGTAAATACAGGAACAAATGAAATCAAATTAACAGATGCCATTTTAGATCAAATAGCAAATGCTTCTTCCCCTCCTGTAGCAAGCACAACTACTACTGGTATTGTTCGTGTAGGTGATGGGTTACAAATTAATAATGAATATTTAAGTGTGAAAACAACAGGAAATTTAACAATTGATGAAAATGGTTTTGTTAATACAATCAATTCACCTGCCTTTACAAATTTAAATGTAACAGGATCATTAACTATTGGTGGTAGTATAGGAACTGAAGATCGAATAAATGCATCATTAAAAAATAGTTGGTTAAATTTTGCTGGATTTGTTCCTACATGCTATTGGAAAGATAAATATGGTGTTGTTCATATTGAAGGATTAGTTCAATCAGGTACAACAACAAATGGTACAGTTGTATTTACACTACCAGCAGGATATAGACCTCCTGCGAATTTAGTTTTTGCAACTCATACTTCACCACAAAATGTTTGTCGTGTGGATGTTTCCATATCAGGTGACGTTATTATTTATAATGCAAATCCAACATGGTTATCATTTGCTGGAATTACTTTCAAAGCAGTATAAAAAAATATATAAGGAGTATAAAATATGGCATTAAAAGAGTTTTATGAAGTAGATGAATCAACAGGAGAAATTATTGAAGTACATGTTTTAGATGATCAATTAGATACTATTCCATACAATTTTGTAGAAGGTTGGGGGCAAGGATTTTTCGATCCTATTTATAATTTTCATACTCGACAATGGGAAGAAAAAAATACATCCAACGATCTTTTAAATAGATATAAAGAACAGAAAATTGAAGATTTAAACAGACAATGCAAAGAAGAAATTGAAAAAGGTTTTGAGTACAATGGAAATTATTATGAATTTGAACCTCATGATCAAGATAATTTTACACAAGCATTAGCCTTACTATCTTTTGACACAGAAACACAAAGCCTTACATGGAAAACATTAAATAATGGTATTGTAACTTTATCTAGAGAAGAATTTTTTGGTGTTTGTAAAAAAGCAGAACAAGTTAAACGTGGTAATATTGCAAAATATTGGATGTTAAAAGCAGAAGTTGAAAGTGCAACCTCCATTGAGGAAATTGATTCAATTACTTGGACTTCATAGTACATGAAAATAATTATTGGATTGTTGATCCTTTATGGCTTTTTCCAATATTACAAAGAAAAAAAATACATTTAATTACCAAATTTTGTAACCGTTTTAATATTTCGCCATACTATATATTACTCGTAGAGTTAATTGGGGTTGAGTTATTCACAACAATCTTATTGCAATACCATCCTTTCTATCCGAGGATTTAGTGGGAAAAGTGTCACCCTGACAAAACTCTAAAAAATCCATATAAGACAATGGATTGCCCTCCCTCCCATTAAATCCTCAAATTTTATATTGTCACCCTATCGTATATAATATTCTGAAAATTAAATTTTGTAAAAAGATTTTGAGATAATTGTCTCAGAATCGTCATTATATTTAATGATCCATTTGTCTTTATGAACCTCAATAACTTTTATAAGTGCTTCTACCTCATCATTTGTTAATTCCTTTTTATAATGAAATGAAATTAAATCGTCTAGAAATGTTTCTGCTATGATCTCTCTTTCACAAAATTCTTTTCCAAAGCGATCATATCCGGAACAAAGATATTTAATTTTATTTCTTTCTTTTTTTGTTTTAAAATTTTTGTTACATTTTTTACATACAATTTTTCCACTATATCGGCTAATGTTCACGTTATCACCTCTTTTAAATTATACAAAAAAATTCTAGCCTAAACTAGAATTTTAAAGTATATACACTTTCATCAAATGATGTTTTAACAATTTCGCAAAAAGTTAACCAAAACGGACATATACATAAATCGAATTTTTTTATGATTGTTGATAATTGAATTTCCTTTATATTCTTCCATTCATCTTTATAATGTAATTCTTCCCATAAAAACTGATGGATCTTTTCTGCTAATTCTTCTAAGTAATCTTCTAACTTAATTATTAATTGAAAATTTTCTTTATCTTTTATTGGCTTTTCATATAATACTTCATGTGGTATTTTTATCTTTTCTAAATACGTTTTGTCAAGTTTTTTATCGCTTATATATTCCAACATCATATCCGATATTTCGTACATTCTAACACCTCACATACGTTTATAAATGTATTATTTGTTATCTAACATGAAAATATTCCCATCTTTAAATTACATTTTTGTTTAAAATTATCGTTTTTTAGGTATATATTCTTAGAGTATTACCCATAATGTAATTAGAACTATAGAAGCGAAATGCCATGAGACTGTTCTTGGACACTTCTTACACTTCATTACTCCTTTTATATATGTAATGCAATGCTTCTATAGTTCGGTGCATGGTCATATTCTCTCTGTTTCTCTTTTGGATAAATGCTATTACAGCATTTATCCCTTTTTTTTATTTAAAATAAAAAAAGATACCCTTTTGGGTATCTTTCTACTTAATATGGAAAAGGTTTTGTGAAATTAATATCATTCTTTCTGTTTAGTGAACCAGATGTATCAGAATGAGGATGCTGATAAATTTTTCCGTTTTGATGAAGGTAACTCCCATGTGGATCTATGCCTAAAGTGCGATAGATTTCATCCCATACTTTTTTGTGCCTTTCACTGAATTGAGAAAGCTTTGTATCAAATTCCTCAAACATTTTCTTTTTAGCTTCAAGGGCATATTGATTTCTTCTGATTTCCATTTCTTCTTCTAAATTTTCATGTTCAATTTTCAAATTTCTTAATTGAACATTAAGGTGAGAAGGTACTTCACCAACACAATTTTTTGCTACACAAACCTCTTCTCTTAATTTTCGATTGATAAACTTTGATATAATATCTTCCATATCTTTGACCTCCTATTAGTAAATTTTGTATGTAATTGCTTACTTTACTAATATGAACAAATATGGAAATTTTTATACTATATAAGATATTTTTTATCGTTATGGTTTTCTAACCAAACACCATTGGGATTAGAAATATGATATATGTCTTTACTGATTTTTTCACTATCTCCATCTTGATATTTTTCCAGCCATATTTCAGCAAGAACAAACATTTTTAAATAGCCAGCTTCACCCTTACTGTTTGTTCTTACTTCTAATTCACAAAAGCCTAGCTGTCCACGATAATATAATTGAGCCTGATAGCCGAATATTAAACGTGAAACATATACTACTACCTTACCCTTTGTTTTCTGCCAGTAGTTAAATTTTTCGCTATAGAACCATCCTAAAGGGGCAGTTATATTTTTCATTCCGTTCACCACCTCAATTAAAAATGCTATGATTATTGTAGCATAAAGAGGAAATTTATTTCTGTGAAAACAAAAAAATAAAAGCCAATGTTTCCATTGACTTTTATGTATAACTTATAAATTTTCGTAAATTACATCTTGAACAGCTTCGTTGAAGTCACCTTTTTTTATTCCTTCAAAAATATTTTCAGTAAATTCTTTCAATGATGTAAAAACATCAGTATCTTCACCATCATAATTTTCTTGTAGGAAACGATAACATTCAACAATGCAGTTAGCATATACCATTGAGAAATCTTCAATGTTTTTATACCCACAAATTAAAGAGACTAAGCGACCTTCTTCTCCTTGTTCTAATCCATGAATGATAGCATGTTTAAACTGATATTCCTTTTCGTTTTCACCAACAATAATTTTAATTTTTTTCATTTCTCTACTTAATTCGGTTGCCATAAAAAACTTCCTTTCAATGTTATATTTACCTTTTCATTATGTTCTAAAAGGAAATCTTTTATGTGCTTATTGATGTGATCCTCTATTGGAAAATTTTAACCGTTTAGGCAACATGGCTTTTCCTCCACTGATTAAACCACTTGCAACAGCCTTTGCATAATAATCTTTAAAAGGATCTACAATTTCTTCTCCTTTAAAGACCGGATTAAATGCTTCCACATCTTCCTCTTTTAATGTAATTAGATCCTCTCTACTAGGATCAGAACCAAATTGATCATACACACGTTTAGCATGTTTGCGGATGGATTCTTCCAATATATTTCTTACTGTTCGAGCATTACCAAAGGTGTACAGTAATCGTTCTTTTTCTAATCTTTCAGCCAATGCTTTTATATACCCTTCGGTCATTTTATAATCTCTTTCTAGGCACATGTTACGAGCAATTTGTAATAACTGCGGTACAGTATAATTAGGAAAATGAATCACTGTTGAAAATCGTGATGCAAGTCCAGTATTATATTGAATGAACTCTTCCATTTCGGAAGGATAACCAGCACCAATGACACAAACGCTATTCCTTCTATTTTCCATTTCAGCAACCATGACAGCACTAACTTTTTCACCGGATCTATGTCCACTTCGGGAAATCATAGAATAGGCTTCATCAATGAATAGCACTCCACCATTGGCTTGATCGAATTTCTTTTTCATATTTTTTTCATCTTCTCCCCAAAAGGCAGAAGCAATATCCGCATTTGTACATTCGACAAATGGTACGTCACTTGTTGTATTATTATCATCATCAGAATGGAATGGATTCCTATGACTTAGATCAGATCTTGTTTGTTTATAATTTCCTTTTTGTAATAATCCAGCACCAACAAATAATTTTCCCACAAGTCTTGCAACGGTTGTTTTGCCTGTTCCGGCATTACCTGTAAAGATCATATGCAAAGCATGTTGCTCATTATTTAGATTGTATTTTTCTCTTGCCCTAAAGACCTTAGATAAAGCTAATGCTTCAAGAATTTTATTCTTAACCGTTTCCATTCCATCAAGCTTATTTAATTCTTTCATAGCTTCATCATACATCTTCTTTTTCTTATTGCTAATCCTTACATCATTTCTTTCAACAACTTCTCTGTTGTCATTATTTTTTTCTGCATTTCTTTGAGAAAAATTATTGTTTATCATTTAATTACTCCTTTTCAATTTGATATTTCAGTTATTACCAAAAAAATGGAATTTAATAACAAAACATTCCGGACAATTTCTAAAATTTTCTAATTCTCATATAATGAAGTGATTGAAATAAATCTGAAAGGATGATTTCAATGGATGCAATTGGGGCATTTTTAGCTGGAAAATTGATGGCTGTTTTTCCGAATGAAAAGAAATATTATGAGGAACTATATCTATATGCGATTGAGATGTGTAGAGAAAATGAAATATTTCTTGAAATAAGATGTTTTGATACGGATGTAATAAATAAGAATCATTCCATTTCTAATTAATAAAGCATAGTGAAAAAGAATAAACAATATATGCTTAAAAAGGATAAAGATCCTTTTATTTTTTTCAATTTAACATGAATATTTTTAAATAAACATTAGATACTATAAGTAAATAATATTCATCAATTGTGAATGAATAACTAGTATAAAACATGTAAAAAAAATGTATGTTTTATGATGATTTTTTTTGATTTTAGCGTGTATAAGATGTTAAATATTGGAAATAATTTTTTGTGTGAAACAATCAATAGGCTGAGTTTTTTTTATTTTTTTAACACGCTTTAAAAAAATACAGACTATTTTAAAAATTTAAATAAGGGGTTATTCCGGAAAGAAAAAAATATCTAGGCTTTCGCCTAGATATGAAGGACTATCAAGGAATCATTTTAAGAGCATTTACGGTTGCATCAATAAGGCTTGTTTGTGGTGGATAGCCAGATATAGAGTTACCATTATTATATAGAATTTTTCCTACCCATAAAGAGGTATTCTTCGCGAAAAACCATACTTCTTTCCCACTACAGTACAATTTGAGTTTGAAAAATTCATCAATAATATAAGTGTCTGTTGTTCCACGCTTTAACATTTCCCTTGCGACTGTCATGTAAGCATATAACATAATAGGTTCTAGTATTAGATTTTTTTGTAAATATCTTCTCTTCTCTTCTTCGTTTTCAAACAAAAATTCCTTTCTAACCTTTGGTAGATAATTGAAGAAGTTAACAAGAAAATTGAGTAAATCATTGAAGTTCTTTTGATCCTCTAGATCATATTTCCGGAATACACCTTTTTGACCAAATAAACTATTACAGACTTGATTGAAAGTATAAAGTTTATTCAAACTAATATTGTCTATATTTTCCTCTACCTTTCCTTTTAAGAAAGTCTTATCTATTAGTTGACGAGTAAACTCACTACGAACATCATCAAGGACTCTCTTCCGTTTAGAATGAGAAAGCTGGTTCGTATTATGATTAATTTTCCCGAAACGGTCTTTCTCCTTTCTTTCGTCTAAAAAATGTATATGGACTATAAAATTTGAATATTTTGCTACCTCATAATTACCTTCATTGTAGACAATATTGCAAGATTTAGTTCTGTGATAACCATCAGTTATGTAGATCTTTTGTTTAGGAAAAATAGTCAGTGATTTATTTAGTGGATTATATATAAAATTATCACTACTTATCCTATCAGACCTTAAATTCCAAACTAAATTACCAATTATATCCTCACCATTTCTTAATACCTTAATAAATTCTTTTACTTGACTTTCTTTTAAAAAAGGCTCTCCATCCTTTAATCTTCTTTGTGCTTCTGCATCATACGTTAAAATTTTCAACGACTTAGCTATATCCTCAAAAGTTAAATTAACAATAAAATACGAGATATTCTTACTTGCTCTATGCAAGTAAACATCTTCAATAACTACTGTGCCATCCTTCTTGATTTGTAGCTTGTTTTTAATTTCTAATTCTAGAGGTTTCAACTTCATAAAATCGTTTTCTTCTGAAACCAACTCATTGTAAAACATTTTTTTCTCACTCCTATATTTTTTTATAATAATTCTTTATTAGGAATTTCCATATTTATAAATTTTTAAACAATAAAATATCTATTTGTTATATCTTTTTTATTGCACTGTAATAATTTTTATTAAACTGTAATAAAAAAAGCCATACTTACTTAATAAGTTGGCTTTTATATAGCTATATTTAGTTATTTTTCCCATATCCAAATAATATTGTCTTTAGGATAGAAAGATCTAGTTACTATCCAATCTTCCTTAATCTCTCTATGTTTGTATTTCAATATTGGTTTTTTATTATGTACGTGTCTATTTCCTACATGTATATATTTTTCCACTCTTTCTAAGATTAGCTTTTCATTGAAACCAAAAGCATTTCCACCTCTCCAATGTTCTTTAGGATTATACTTATGAGTGCAATATGCTCCAATGACTATCTTAGGTTTAAATCTCCGAATAGCATCATTACCATCATATTTTTCAACATGTTCACCATAAGGTACAGGAGTTTGTCTTAGTAAATTGTAAACTTCTTTAATCTCTTCTTTATCTTGCATAAAGCTGTCTACTGCTCTTATATTTAACGCTTTGCTAATAGCACCATGACCAGCACCAATTTCTAACACTTGGTTAAGTTCTACATCCTTAATCTCTTCTTGTAGAAACGAGATAAGTTCTAGAGTAGGTATTGTGTAAAATCCATTTTGTACACAGAATTGAGAAATTTGTTCTTTAGTAAATCCTTGTAAATCCTTATATGATACAATTTGTAATTTATTGTCTTTTAAGAGTAAATTTTCCAATTCAGAAATATCACTCTTTTTAAACACTTCAACACCGTCAGAATTATAAAACATCTTTCAACCCCCTTTTTTTAATTATAATAAAAATGGAAAATAAAGTTAAGATAAAAAATAAGCTAATCTAATTAGACTAGCTTTTATAACTTTTCTAACCAGCATCATATATTCTATCTCCATCATGATCAATGATAGGTTCTTGTATTTCAAATTCAATACTTGAATTAAATTCCGGTCGGAAATCACCATCACCATCAGCAATTAAAGCTACTTGGCGAGTTGATCCTATCTTACCTAGATATTCCATATATTTTAAAAAAGACATAAAGTGCGGTATCCATCTTTCTTCCATTGTTACATTTATTGTAAATTCTTTTTTCATATTTAATCTCTCCAATACCTTATAATAATTATATCTTTGCAAAGATATTTTTGGTAATTTTTCCTAATTTTATTCATTGAAAACAAGAAAAAATAAGCTAACAATTAGCTTATCGTAAATTTTCATTATTTAATTAAGTAACTTTTTATTTATTTCTTCAATTTCCTTTGTAAATTTATTTTTTAAATCTTCATATTTTTTATCTTGATTGCCGATATAATTTTCTAAATTTTCATAGGTCAATGGAATTTTTGATAATTTCTTATCTATTTTATTAAGTTCTAATTTCATTTCAATTTGATTATTTTCTACTTTTTCTTCTAGTTTTTTTAAATCAGCTTTTAATTCCTTTTGTCCTAATTCCAAATTGTCTAACTTATTTAGAATTTTAATTAATATTTCTTCCATGTATAACTCCTTTTAAAAAAGTTTTTATAACTAACTTTATATTACAATTATACCTTATAGTTATTCCGGTGACTAGATATTTATTTCTACAGTTTATATTTTAAATATTTGGAATTATATTCCTCTTCATTTGTTTGAGCGATAATGTATTCATTTTCTTTATAACGCTTAAATTCCTCTAATGTATCATTTACATTATCAAATATCTTTATGTCTTTAAATATGCACCATGTTTGAAATTTATCATGTAAATCATAAGAAAGATTATTTTCCTTCTTATAACTTCTTAACACTTTCGGGGATACTCCAAAAACTCTTCTTAACATGCTTGGTGGTACATCTTCTACACCTGTAAGCCACCATCTAGCATTTTCATCAATTAGTTCCCAGAATAATTTTTCATCATTTTCATTATATTTGATTATCCATTGCAAACATGAGCCATATTTTTTAATTGCTTCCTCTATGTCCAACATGGTAATTTTTTTATATTGGTTAGTCATTATTTCACCTTCTTTTAAGTCTTTATGTATTAAATTGTAACAAAAAAAGCTAGTGATTAACTAGCTTTTAATTTGTTTTATTAAATGAAAGATTTTTCACTTTTTAATTTTTTGGCTTTTCTTTTTAACTCTCCATGTTGAGCATTAACTTTTTTTTCAACTTCTGAATATTTAAGATCTCTATTGCTACACATCTGATCGATAATTATTCTTGTCTTTTGCTTTTCATTATCTTTAAATGGTGTTTTTCTAATTTTTAAGCAGTTTGTATATTTTTTACCATTGTCAATATATTCTTTTCCATTTTCATCCTCAATTAAGAATAAATTATATACTTGTAATACACTATCAATATTTACAAATTCACCTTTCATTTAATACTTGTTCATTTATCAGAATTTTCAGTTGATCTTTTGTAAATTCAGCTATAGGTGCTATATTATTTTTTCTTTAAGTTTTAATAATTCATAATAATATTACAATTAGCTTATCTCTCCTTATGTAATATTTTTTGTTGTGTCATAATATTAACACACTATAGCGTTTATGTGCCAAGTTAATTTCTTTCATCCCTTTGTTGAGACAGTTGATTATTTTTTATTTCATTATATATTATTTTTGCAATAATTTTATATAACTTTTGTTTTACTTCCTCACTTATATTTTCATTCATTTTTTTCACCTCTATTTGACAAGGTTGTTCAAATTAAATATAATTTATACATCAAAAATGTTGGGGGTTTAACGCACATGGTCGTGAAACGTAAAAGAAAAAGACAAATGAATTTAACATTAAATGATGTTAAAAAATTAAAGGTTCAAAAAGTTGTTGTATATGACCGTATTTCGTCTAAAATGCAAGAAAAATATGGTAGAGGAATTGAAACACAAGAATTTGAAATCATGAAATGGATTAATTACAATCTTCCAAATGCTGAAATTGTTGAAATAATTACAGATAAAGCACAGTCGGCTTACAAAATTCCTTTAAGATATAGAGAAAATGGAAAACGACTATGGCAAAATGTTCCAAATTGGAAAAATTACAATGATGGTAAAAAGTTAATTCCAAATGCTCTA